GGAGGATTAAATTATGGGATACAAAATATTAGACGTTAAAGCAGACATACATGAAGATGTTGAAGCATACTTCAATCGGTATTGGCCTCAACTAGACAACGAGGCTGGATGGAAACAGACGCTACAAGAGGACGTACTCGACATAGTAGACAAACACTTTGAAAAGATTGAAAGATAAATGGATAAAGGATAGGGATTGGTGGATAGACACTCTTTATAGCATGAGCGATGGAGAAGGTGAACAGGCAATCGAACAACTGAAAGCGTCTATGCCGTCCAAAAGACAAACAGGGTATAACCAAAGAGACATTAAAAAACGAAATGAAAAACGAAAAAGCGTATAAAAATTGGCGAGACAAACAGAAGTCTCAATTAAAGAAAAAGCTCGACGAGCAGTTGTATAACAACCTCCCTCGAAAGAAGGCATCAAATGCCGACGATATAAATATTAAAAAATATAGAGAGAGCTATCGAGGAGATAGCCCACTAGACGATTAAATTATGACAACATACTCAAAACCCATTAATTGTCCCGAATGTGGACAAGAAACATACGAGTTATATCACGCACTTAACGGTGTCAAAGTTAGCTCGATTGAAGATTTCCACTTCATGCTGACGCAATCCGTACCGCAAAAGGTATTAATGTGTGATGCTTGTTATGAAGATTCAGAAATGAGAGAGGATTAAAATGCCAGAAAACAAAGACAGCGTTACCACATATCCTCCTAAAAGCAAGGTAGAATCCTTTGAGGAGCAGAGGAAGATTACGTTAGATCACATGGTTGACGAGAAGTTTGGTGAGATATTCTTTATAGCTAAAGATGAATACGATATAAAAGCTAATACTACGGAAGAACAAAAGTTGTGGGACTTACTTCAGAAGTTTAAGGATAAATTAAAAAAGAAATGTAGACATCATTTCAGCGCAGATGATGATGATTAAATGCTTGTTATTTTTGTCGGACAAGATTATCTTTGACAACATTAAGAAAGGAAGTGAAATGAATGATAGTCAAATTTTAGAAGAAGTATATCGTCGCCATGTTGCCATCGCTCAAAACGGTGATGCTAACGTGCCATCTCAAGCGAGGTCGAAAGAGTTTAGAGATTTTATAGAAAGAGAATGGCAGAAGCAAGATGAAAAGAATGATGCTTACCATAACGATCACCTTGACTTTTCGGGAAGTTATAGCGTTGATGTATCAGAAATAGAGAAGCATCGTGGACTAGAGATAGGGGAAGATGGGACAGTAAAGGATATAAATTAATTTAAAATAGTTTGGCAACCTTTCAATGTAAATATTAATATAATAAAATGAGCGCAAAGATAAAGTGGATTAAAAATAGCAGAGTTAAAAGGAACTCAAAAATTCCCCAAGAAGATATTCTTGAAAAAGAATCAGATGTTAAAGATAACGAAGTATCTGTAACCATGACGAATGTTACCAAGGAGTATCCTACTATAAACATTCATTTTCCTCAAAACACAGAAACAAAAGAAAATAAAATCCAAAACCATGATAGCGGCGAATGGATAACAAAGTCTTGGCGAGTAACAGAGACTATTGTTGCAACAATAAATACCCAAGAAAATTACATTCATTTTAATCGTACAAGATTTACTCCAGAACAACTAAACGAAGTTATGGAAGTAATTAACAAAGTAAAGGAGATAGCATAATGGCTGAAGTTAAATTACATAAAGGCGAATCAGTTGACAGAGGTTTAAAGCGTCTAAAATCACAACTAGACAGAGAACAGGTCATGGATAAGTTGAAAGAGCGTAGATACTACAAGAAACCATCTGAAGTAAAGAAGGAAAAGAAAAAGAAGGCTAAATTTGAGGCAATGCTCCAAGCAAGGAGAGATAAGAGGTGGAGATAAATATTAAAATTTATTGAGATGTGTTGTGATTTTAAGAAAATCACTTTCTTCAATTTAATAGATTCAAAAAAACTAAAAAAACTACTTGACTTATTTAAAAAAAATGGTATATTGAATGTAGACAAGAACAAACCTACAAAAGAAAATGATACAACAACCTACATCACGAAAGCTCGCATCGAGCGGAATCACCAACACAGTCTCTTTCGGAATCAAAGAAGATGGATTCGCACATATCTTCAATGTATTACGCAATCAGCTTTATTCAAACAAGTATATGGCAGTCCTACGGGAGTATGCCGTAAACGGTGTTGATTCTCATGTGGAAGCGGGATGCCCAGAAAGGCCAATCGAAGTAACCCTTCCAACTCAACTCAATCCAAATCTAAAAATCAGAGACTTTGGTACTGCTCTTACAGATAAAGATGTTCAAGATATATATGCCTTTTACGGCGAAAGTACGAAGCGGAATACGAATAGCCAAACAGGTATGCTTGGCATCGGTTCAAAAAGTGCGTTCGCATACGGTGATAACTTTGTAATCAACTCATTCGTTGACGGTCAGAAGCATACCTACAACGCCTTTATTGATCCATCTCAAGTTGGACAAATTGCTAAACTTGGCGTTGAAGATACTGATGAAGAAAATGGTATTGAGATTGTTATTCCTACCAAAGAGGAAGATGTCGAAACTTTTCGCTCAACAGCAGAAGAAATTTTCCAGCATTTTAAGGTTCGTCCACTTATTAAGGGGCAACCAGTGGAATTTGACGATAGAACCGTCTTATACGAGGGGAAAGATTGGAAATGGCGCAAACAAAAGCATCATTACAACAATTATTACAGTCGCAGCAACGATGGTAATGCCATAGCAGTAATGGGGAATATCGGATACCCTATTGACTTTCATTCTCTAAATTATGATTCAAACAATGAAGATTGGCGTGAATTGCAAAATCTTTGTTCTGATAACTTAATTCTTGAGGTCGAAATTGGTGATATGGAGATTTCCGCATCCCGCGAACAACTCCAATATACTGACCACACCAACAAGAGCGTCATCCAGAAGCTCAAGAAAGTTAAGGAAGAACTGATTGCGGAAATCCAAAAGGAGTTTGGTGATTGCACTACTATGTTTGAAGCTAAATGCCTTATCGGTACTATCGACGATTTCTCAAGTGGGCTTTACCAGTTCCGCGAATTAATTAACAAAAATATTGAAGTCAACGGTGTTAAAGTTGAAAGCGATCATTTTTGGACGGGGAACATTTCGGAGAACGCACTAAAGGTTCAACACTTGGGCAAAACCCAACGTAGTAACAAGTTCAAGGTCGAGACTACCAATCGTATCGAGTGCAGACACAATACGGTGGTTATCATAAACGATGAGAAAGCTACTCGCGGGTTAATGAACAGGTTGCTTGGGTTGGCAATAGAGCAGGACTTAAAGCCTTACCTTGTCACTTACCTTGATCCAAAAGAAGCCAAAAAGGAGCTAAAGAAGCTGAACTTTGATGCACCAACACAAAAGTTCTCCGAACTACCTGTACGCAAACTAAACGAGTTTGAAGGGTATGGACGAACCTCCACGGTTAGTGGTGAATGGAAAAAGGACGAAAAGCTCGCAAGCAAAGTATTCCAAGCCGATTGGAAAAAGATTGGGAACTGGCAAGACAAGCACTCTGCCTATTGGACTAAAGAATCTGTTGATTTTGATAACGAGTCTGGCTTATATGTAATTATTGACCGATTCCAAGCACTTGACGCACCTTCTCACAGGTTGCAAGACTTGCGGAGTTGGAAAAACCTTGCGAACGTACTAGAACATTTTAACATTAAACTTCCAAGAGTGATTGGTGTTAAGAATGGTAGTCGCAACAAGGTCGAAGGTAAAGACGGTTGGGAAAACTTCTTCAAATGGCTACCTAGAGAGGTTAAAAAGCACATTGATAGCCTCCAACAGACCATAGTTGATAATCGTTTACTCAAGAATGTATCGAGCAATACGAATTGGGCATGGGATAAGAGCGATAAGCATCTAATCCGTTTACTAAAGGGTATTGTTTCTGAAGATAGTCCTATGCGTGAGTTTTACACCGCAAGAAGGATGCTTCAAAAGACCATGACAAAAGACGCTCTGAAAACGCTAGAGGTCGTAGAAGGCACTCTCGTTGACTTGGGGATAGAGTTGAAGCTCGACGTAGAACCAAGCACAGACTTAAAAGGGTTGAAGAAAAAGGTTGAAGAAAGATACACCATGCTAAAACACATGGAGTATAACCGATGGAACTGGCAATGCACCAACGAATTTGTTGACGATCTTGCCAACTACATAAACATTATAGATGTATGTAACATCAAACATAATTCCAAGAATGGTTCGTAGGTTGTCCATTCTTGGTAGGGTAGCGAGGGTTAGTAGGTTTTCCCTCGTTACCCGCTTTTCAATTTATGGACGAAAAAACGAAAGAGCTAATATTATTAAATTGCGAGAGCTATGAGTTTTTCCATGAACAACTAAATACTATTGAAGAAAAGTATTTCAACCTACTAGATGATTTATTGGAACGAATTGAGAGCTTTGCGAAGATGTTAAAAGAGCCAGAGGCTTATGCGCGGGATGATATAATTATTAATAAATTAAAAAAGTTAAGAGAGTGTGGTGCAAAATACATAAGCACATCAGTAAAGTTTGAAAAAGAAATGAGCGAGATGAGAAACCTTGCCCCTTCATTGAGAGATAGTGAGATAGAATTTGATGGAGTAGAAAATAGATTCTTGTTTGTAAGTGATTATGTAGAAGAACTGGAGCAGTCCTTATTACTTCAATATAAAATGAGAGAATGTATAGACAAACAATTAAAACTATTTAAAGGATTTGAAAATGAATGAACTAAAAAAGCAAATTGAAGAATATCAACAACAATTAAGAGATATGATTATTATGGATGATTATGATGGAGGTGCAGCTAATCAACTCCGAATAGTGATTGATGATTTAAGAAAGTTAGAATCAACCAAGTTTAGTAAGCATTGGTATGAGAAAAAAAATGAAAAAACCTCTTGACTTAATTAAAAAAGATGTTATACTATAAGTAGATAAGAGAAACAAACTAAACCTAATAGATTATGAACCCATACATACTAACCGATGAGTCCCTTACAGTAGTAATTGAGGGCAAGGCTCATACGATGAACCATGACCATCCTGCTTGGCAACAAGCTAACGAAGCGTTAAAGGATGAAGATTGGGAGCGTCTTGAGAGTCTTTTTGACGTTGGTAAAGCAGTAGAGGACTATCTTGACTCTGAAGCAGAGGTCGAGATTAAGGACGGTGCTGTTCTTTATCAAGGTGAGTACGTTCACAACTTGGTTGTGGATAAAATCCTAGCGTTTATGCGCGGAGGATTGCCATATAAGCCGCTTGTTAAGTTTCTTGGCAAGCTAATGGAAAACCCTTCCGCTCGCTCTGTAAACGAGCTATATCGCTTTCTGGAGCATAAAAATATGCCTCTGACTGCTAATGGCAACTTCCTTGCCTATAAGGGTGTTACGAGTGAGTTCATGGACTTCCATACTCGCAGTTTTGATAACAGTGTGGGTAAAACACTGGAAATGCGTCGAAATGGCGTATGTGATGATGCCAATATTGGTTGTTCTAATGGTTTTCATGCTGGAAGCTACGAATATGCCAAGGGATATGCTAGTAGCGGAGGTCATTTGATGGTCGTAGAGATCGACCCAAGGGACGTTGTAAGCGTACCTCACGATTGCGATTGCCAAAAATTGCGTACTTCTAAATACGTTGTAGTTGGCGTGTACGAAACAATCGAAGCACCTCCTTTGGAGGATGGAATCATGCCGTCATACGTCGAATGGGACGAGGATTTTGACGGTGTGGACGAGGAAAGTGTTGAATACGGTGCTGGCTGGGATGCTGGTTACAAAGCAGCGCAAGACGAATTGGAGGAATAGTTGGGGTGGACTCAATGGGGTAGGGTAAAACCTACCCCTTCTCCTTCCAGACTTGAATATTTATTAATTAATTAAAATGAAAACTAGATCAGATATAGCAACTTATTTAAAAGATAATTATCCAAATGATATGGATAAGATTTTACTTGCAGACGGTTTTGACAATGCGTTTATAGGCGTTGAGAACTACGAACCGAAGAAAGCTCTATATGACACTAACAAGTGCGTAGATATACTCATGGAAAGAGATGGCATGGATGAGGACGAAGCGATAGAGTTCTTTGAATTTAATGTAGCTGGCGCATACGTTGGCGAACATACTCCGATGTTCGTCGATCCGTATCACCAATCATGGTTGGAATATAACGAGGGAGATATTGACTTTTATAGTGATTGGTCAGGAGAGGAATAAGATGCCCTTTAAGACCAAACCAACAAGAGTAGTAGGAGTAAACGGTTGGGAAGTGGAAGTACCAACGCCCCCTAAACACGCCACACACGCCCGTATAACCTGTTTTAACCAGACATACGAGAATGGCAGTCCTAAAAAGGCGACTGTACCCATAAAGGATTTTGGAGTGCTGAAGGGGGTGGAGGGAGAATTTCAATATATCCGCATGAACAAACAACTGAAGGTTCTTGAAGAATACGATGGTGTTTGGGAGTGGGATGGAAGAAAGGTAGTTGGAATAGAAGAAATGAGAGAACAGTAGAACCTACTTCTACTAAAGTAAATACAGCCTACATTTGGAGCCTTGTAAGATACAAAGTGTTCCTTGTAATATATGAAAGGTTGTATTTATGGAATTTTTAGGATTGTTATTGATGGCTTTTATATTTAGCATTGTTTATAGAATAGTAGTTTACAAGCTATAAGAATAAGGTCTATAATTATTAAAATATATTAAGTTTTTTACGTTTTTAGTGTTTCAGTATGGGTGAAAGTGTGGTGCTGTGGGGTGTGCCACACTTTTATTTTTATGTCAAATATAAATTTTTAAATCTATTTATTTATTTTTTGTATTGTATTATAGCTATATAGACATAAGAAGCTGAAGTAATCAGTAATAAATATAACATAATTTTTATTAAAGTCAATATAAATTTTGCAGGTTAAATGAAAACGAGCTAAATAAACATACAAGTAGATAGCGGCGAATAAATATAAATAAATATTAATAATTAATTTTGCCAGATATTTTTGCAAATATAGCTTGACTAAATATAAATAAATGATATACTAATTATAGTGTGAGGAGCATGGCGGTTTTGTTATTTCTCGCCGCCTTGGTTGGTTCCTTACTCATTGTAATAATAATATGAGACTCCCCTTGGAAGCAGGGGGAGTTTTTTTCAAGTTTATTTGATTTTGACCCAAATATAGATTTAGAGGATAAATGATTTTGAGCCAAATATAGAAAGTGAGATTCTTCCGCCGCCAAGAAAGTAACAATTAAGCGGCGAATAAATATTAATAATTTTTGCTAATTTTTGCCAGTTGTCGTAATACGGCGTAATATGGTTTCCCTATATAAGAGAAGGAAAGAAGAAAGTTACTATTAATTTAATGAATAAATATTAATAATTTTTCGGCCCAATTTTTTTAGCTCTTTTGAAATATATACTGACAAATAGATAATTTAAATGTAATATAGAATATATAGTTTATTTTAAAGTATTTTAATATTGACTTTTTTAAAAAACCCTTTATACTGGAGGTACAATGAGCAAACGAATGGCAAAACTTTACGAGAAAGCATGGAACCAAATAGTTGACAAGCTTCCCGGTTGGAAAAAGAAAGTAATTGTTAACCATGAGGACGAATCTCCAGACTGGGAGAGGGTAAGCCAAGAGGTTACAAAAGAAGCTATTAAGCTCGCAGAGTCATGGGAGTATGATAGTCAGAAGAAAGCATCAACTACTAATTCTCCATTTTAAATAAATATTAATAAATAATATGAACATTAAAAATCATCCCCAGTATTGGTATGTCCATAAAAAAATCTATCAAGAAGAATATGATAATCTTAATCCAGCTATCAGAGAGATTGTTTCAAGCGATCCATATAGTAAAGAAGCTAAAGACCTTGAATTAAAGGTATCTAGAAACACGGAAAGAGAGTTACTTTTTTCTGTTGAATAAAAATTAAAAAAAGTTCCATTAGGGGCTTGACTTTTTTAAAAAAGCTGGTATATTAGTAGTATGGCAAGAGGAAAGACAAAAGGCGCGGGTAGCTTCCTCCAAGTGAATCTGAAGGAGTTGAATCGCGTATTAAAAGAGGACGCTGTTGTTGTTGTCTCTCGTCGGTTTGCGGAGACTCTGAATCTTGAGGTTGAGCAATTTGAAGCGAGTACGACAAACATTAAAGCGAAGAAACCAGTTGACTTTAAGAGTGAGGAACTTGAGCCGCTGGTTCAAGTAGATGAAGAAAACTGGTAAACCTAAAAAACCTAAAAACCTATACTATGACAAAACCTACAAAGAAAGACCGTTTCAAAGGTCTTATCGGACAAACCAAAGCAAAAAGAAAGTTAGACTTTCATCTCGACAACTTTGACGCAACAAAGATATTGCCTCACATGATGTTTATTGCACCTAAAGGGTGTGGTAAGACCATGCTTGCCAAAGCAGTAGGTCGCAACCTTCTCTCGGCAGAACCAACGTCTCGTACAACTATTGACGAATTTGGCGACAGGAATACTGTCGAGGTTCCTGCTGGTAAAGCACCCAAGCGTTTCTTGGAAGTTAACTGTTCCAGCATCAAGTCTGTTCCGCAATTTGTTGAAGGCTTGCTTATGGAGCGTATTATGAACAAGGAAGTTACCGTCTTATTTGACGAGGCACATATGTTGCCTACTGATGTAACCATGTTCTTGTTAACTGCGTTGAATCCAAACGACAAGCATTTTAACACGATGACTTACGAGGACAGGACGTTTGACTTTAATTTTCGTAGACAATCGTTTATGTTTGCTACGACAGAGGCACACAAGATTTTCCATGCGTTGATTGATCGTTGTGATCGTATTGACATGGAGGAATATACTTTGAGCGAGCTTGGTAAAATTGTCCAGTTGAATTTGGACAATGAGACGATGAAGGCAGACCCAGAGGTGTTGGAGGAGATCGCAACAGTCTTGCGTGGTAACGCTAGGGCAGCGCAGAAGATGGCAAACGATATGAAAAGTTATCTCGCTCGCGCCAAGAAGAAGGAGTTTGATGCGGGTGATTGGAGCAAGCTAAAACACGCTTTAGGCATAATGCCTCTCGGCTTGAGTGACATCGAGATCCAGATTTTAAAAGCGTTGCGCGAACGTAAGGTTTGCAGTCTTACAAATCTTGCGGCGAAGGTTGGCATGACTACCGAGTGTATTCGTCGTGACTTTGAGATGTATTTGCAGAAACAGAGTCTAATGAACATAGGCACTGGTGGACGCTCTCTCTCTAAACAAGGTTTGGATTACCTTAAAACACACAACATAAAATAGGAGTATTATATCATGGGACTAGACCAATACGCATTCACAGGCACAGGAGAAGAACGGGAAGACGTATTCTACTGGCGCAAACACAATCGTCTGCAAGGATGGATGGAAGAATTGTATCGCCGCAAAGGTGGTATGGAGGAGTTTAATTGTGTTGATGTTGAATTAACTCTTGAGGACATTGACCAGCTAGAGGCAACAATACTAAATAAAAATTTACCTGAAACACAAGGATTTTTCTTTGGTAATGATTCATATAAAGATTATGAAGATGATGAATATGGATATAAAAATGATGACTTAAGTTTTATAAGTAAAGCTAAAGAGATATTAAACAATAATAATAAATTGTATTATAGTAGTTGGTGGTAATAATAATAATTTAAGGCGGGGTAATGCCCTGATGCCGTTCCGTGTTATGCCAGTAGGCAACAAGGCAGAGACGCAATCAACGGTTCCCGCCAAACTTTTAAATAACTGTAAATAATAGAAATAATAGAAATAATAGGATACAGGTAAATAGGTCAAATAATGGCTCTCCCCGAAATAATAGTAAGGGAGAGTTTTTTTATATTAAATTTTTTTTATTTTATGCTTGTAACTTGGTAAAAAACGCGCAGCACGCCGGATGCCAACTTACCACAACTTACCATAAGAAAGTTATTCACAACCCTTGACAAAGCGACATTCTTGTGGTATATTGTAACAATGACAACGCAAACCACCTTTGAACCTTGCAATCAGTGCGGCAATGACGCCTTACTGCTTAAGGAAAACAACGGTAAGTGCCTGACTTGTGCCGCTCCCCCGCTTGAAGGGTTAACTCCTAACGAAAAATTGAGTCTGTCCCTAGTGCTTGAGGGTTGTGAATGCGAGGGCTGCGTGTCAACTAGAAAAAAGTTTAAGAAAATCACTTTTACGCCTTGACTTTCTTAAAAATTGTGGTATATTATAAGTAACAAAGCGAAAGAAACTAACCCTTAACAGAAAGAAAAAAATGAGTATCGCAGCAAAACAATCCATTAACACTGATTTCGATTTCACCGTGAACCAAGTGGAGGTTCCTCACCCAGTAAAAGGCGGTAAGTCTGGCTATTTTATGAACGTCCGTGAGGACAACAACGAGATTCTGGGTTGGACTTCAGAGCGTTACGGTCTTGTGAATCACCGTGACGTTCTTGCCCGTGCCGATGAGGCTTTTGAGGCTCGCGGTATCGACGTTACTCGCAAGGTGATTGTCACTGAAGGTGGCGCGAAAATGCGAGCGCAGTATGATTTAGGTGGCGACCTGTTTCAGTCTGAAGTACCGCAAGTGGGTGACGTTATGGCTTACCGCTTGACGGCACAAAACTCGTTTGACCGTTCCTTGCGTGTTTCGTTTGCGCTTGGCTTGGTTCGTCTCGTTTGCACCAACGGTATGACCACCACCGAAAAAGAGGTGGACATGGTGAAAAAGCACTCCAAACAACTAAACATTGCTGACCTTGTCACTGATGACGCGCTTGACAATGCTCTTGCCAAGCTCAAGGATAGTGTCAGCGTTTATGGTCGTTTGGCTCAAGTTGACTTGAGCGAAGAACAGGGCTTGAACATTCTCAAGACTCTCACCCAAGGCAAGGTTATCTCTGAAAAGCTACGCGAGGAGATTGCAAAAATCTGGGTTAACCCTACACACGATGAGGATAAGGCTCGCAACCTTTACAACCTTAACAATGCCGTGACTCAACACGTTACGCATGAGGTTGCTGACTCTCGTTTTGAGTATGCCAACCGTGTCACTACTAACGTGCTGCGGCGTTTTGACCTTGCTGCTCGCAACCCTAACCGCTTGAAAAAGCTCTGGACTCCCGCGAAGGAGAAGGATGTGGTTGTGACCGTTACGGAATAACGCTAATAACCTACCAGCACACCCCGCCATGCGCGGGGTTTTTTTGTGAGTAAGTTTTTGTGGTAACTTGGCATGCGGCGTGCGGCAGCTTTTATGCCAACTTACCCTGAGAAAGTTATTAACAAAGTATTCACAACCCTTGACAAAGTGATGTTCTTGTGGTATATTGTTATTGTGAAAAGGAAAAGACAAAGAAACCAACGCGCCCACCCTCGCGCGCGAGTGAACAAAGACGGACTTATGGGTAGTGCATCTAGGGAACATCGCGTGAGAAAGGGTAAAGGGTCTTTTCGTCGTAGAAAAAAACATCAGAAACCCCTTGACAGATAGCCTTTTACGTGTTATATTGTATTAGTTATGAAACTCGTATATCAACCACTCGGAACAGTTGCTCTCGTAGGTATTGAATCTAATGATGAACAAAAAATTATAGAACAGTATTATTCCTTCTGGAACCACCAAGCAACGGGCGGAGGACTACATTGGATGTGTGATACGTTTGCTTATATTACCACCAGTGAAGAAAAGCTAGAAAAGTATTTTTTCAACTCGTCATTGCATTTACTTCTTAACAAGTACCCTAACAGATTCAAGGGAGAAAAAGGCGGCGTTAAGAGCGAGGCTCAAAGGCTTGCAAATCGACGTATGGAAGAACTAAAGGAAAATTCCGAAGCGTTTGTGTCTACTGATCCAATCGTTTATGATTATTCGATAGGCCGTACAGAGGCAAGAGAAAACCCTGCTCAAGTAAGGGCGTTTGATGAAGAAGAATATAAGCAAAACGCTGCAAGCCAACGCAGCAGATTACAAACCGTTTGACAAAACCCAAAACCTGTGTTATATTGTTATTATGAACAACAACCTACTACGATTTGGAGATCCGAACTCCAAGCTCAAGAAAATGATTCGGAAGCTCGGCCTAACCCTCAAAACCTTTACGCTTCCCGCAGGGCATACTTGCCCCGGTGCAAAAGATTGTTTGTCGCGTGCAGATAGGCAAACGGGCAAGATTCAAGATGGGCCTGACACGCAGTTTCGTTGTTTTGCTGCTAGTGCAGAAGCAACGTATCCATCATTGCGAAAAATGGTTTGGCATAACCTTGGCTTGCTAAAAGATTCACTTGTGGATGGTGTCGATGCTTGCGCGGATTTGATTTGCGAATCACTTCCAAAAAAGTTCGACATTATGCGCGTTCACGTTGGCGGTGATTATTTTAACGCCAAGTATTTGCAAGCGTGGATTGAAGTTGCCAAAAGGAATCCCGACAAAGTGTTTTACTCTTATTCCAAGAGCTTGCATTTCTTCAAACAGTTTGCCCTTCCCGAAAATTTAGTTTTAACTGCTTCCCGTGGTGGCAAGCACGACGAGCTAATTGATTTGCACGGATGGAAAGAAGCTCTTGTCGTTTACAGCGAGCAAGAAGCAAAAGAGCGTGACTTGGAAATTGACCACGACGACACACACGCAGCATTTGGTAAAGAGAATTTTGCGTTGTTGATTCATGGTACGCAGCCCAAGGGTAGTGTGGCAAGCGTGGCGTTGTCAGCAATCAAAAAAGCAAACAAACAACAACTAGCAACAGCATAACAGAAAGGATCCCCATGGAAATTATAACCATACTTTTGTTTATAGGCATCATAGCCTTAGGAATACAGATGTGGAGAAAATTATAATCATGAATATAACAGACAAAGACCGGCTGAACCTAATTCAAACCTTTTCGCAAACTAGCTTTTGGGAAATGTTACCAATACAGTTAAACGAAGATGAAATTGGATTAGACAGGCAACGCTGGGAAGATATAATGCAAAGACTAATCGATAATGAAAGCTCAAAATCAAATAGAAGAAATTAACGTTTATGGAAATACTGTATTAATAGATTATGACAAGCAACAAATAATTTTTCCTGACGAATCATTGACTCAAGAAGAATTAGAAAATATTGCTTGTTACCTTTCCGAAGAAGGCTTTACAGAAAAAGCTAGATTAAATAGTAACAATTAAATATCGAAATAAACCCCATCCCATAAGAAAGTAACTCGGAACAGGCGCGAGTAACTTGGCATGGGGCGTGCTCCCGCGCGGATCACAACTTACCAGAGAAAGTTACTAACAACTTACTGACAGTTTCTTAAAAACAGCGAATTTCACATCGGAGAAAACACCCCTTTTTACGAAACTTTGTCGATCATTTTTTGCGTTTTTTGGTTGGCAAATTGATTTGTCGATCATTTGTGAGCGGCTAATTAGGGGTAATTAAATGCGATTAATTAGGGTAATTAAAAAAAGTTAAAAAACCGCTTGACAAAAGGGTGTTTCCGTGGTATATTATAGTAGTTCTTTGAGAGAAGTTTAGTTCTCCGAAAACCTACGCTTGAAGCTCGAAGTGTCAAAGACCTCGCTGACACAGCGTGACGACTAGGAGAACACATTTTATGTTGGTGAGACTGGAAGTATTCGGTTATAACCTCTGTCGCACGGTTACCGCCCCATTACGGGTATCGGGCCTATAAGGCGGCAAGTACCGCAATACCGCCCGTGGCTGAAAGCCCCTAGTGGAGATGCATTGAAACTAGACGGTGACACGATAGGGACGGGGGAGGGTTCGAGCCCCTCACACCAGCAGTAATTTACCCTCGCCTCAACCGGACGCAGATAAGTAATCCTTCTGTCGGCAATGTGGGAAGCCGTGGCGAGGTAACAAGAACACGCCCTGCTGGCAATAACGCTAGTAGGCAACAACAACACAAGCCCACCGAGGGTGAAGTCGGAACGTGGTCAGGCGCGATGAGCCTGAAGGTAACTGGAGCGAGTAAGAAACCTAAACGCGGTTAAGCGGCCAACCAGAATAAACTTAAGTGGTCGTGGGTTGGGATGCACCCTCACAAGAAGCATCTCATTTTTTTTATAAAATCACTTGACAGTTACATTCTTTTGTGTTATATTATAACTAATGAAAATCAAATGCGAAAAATGTGGTGCGCCCGTCGAGATGGAGTATGAAGCACCCTTCCAAGAGTACCCCGGTGCAAAGGTGTGGGGTGGCACGTGGTACGGTGAGTGTAAGTGCGGATGGGACAAGCTCACAGACCAAGACTTGAGCAGCTACTCTATACGCGAGAACACACGGGGGTGGTGAATAACTTTCCCCTTGACAGATAGCCTTTTGCGTGTTATATTCTTATTATGAACGATCATTATAGCCAGTTTTCAGACGATGACCATGCCGACCTGTGTGCGTGGATAGATGACCTCGACGCCGAGCCTGTGTATGATGATCCCGGCCTACGGTGTGGGTGTGAGGATGCGCCGTGTTGCGGCTGCCAGTAACTTGTGGTCGGCGCGGGAGCAGCGAGCATGCCAACTTACTCTGAAAAAGTTATTCACAATCGTACCGCCAGCCCTTGACAGGAGGGTGTTTCGGTGTTATATTATAGGTATGAAGATCGAAGTAACAAGCCCCTCTCCTCAAGTAGCCGAAGCAGTCCGTCAGCACCTTGGTCTATCCACGCACACCTACGAGCTTTGGTTCTTGGGTGACCGACACCATATGCTGCCGAAGAACAGGGACAGTCTCAACACCCTACTGAAAGAGGCGCACCAGCTGCTTACTGATGCTGCTGCCGTTGGTGGTGTTGTTGGTGAGGCAGAGATCGTGCATCGTTGGGGTGAGCATGGGCAACATGATGAGACTGTGTGGAGCATGAGTCTTGACGAATTCAAGAAGGGTCATCGCTTACCCATGAAAGCGATATAAAAAGCAAAAAACCCCTTGACAAAGCAACGTTCTTGTGGTATATTATATTATGTTGATCGAGAAAGAATCCCCATTCAGTGGTAACAAAAACGTCATGGATATTGACGTTACTGAGGAGCAGATCGCTTCTTGGCAAGGTGGCGAACTCATTCAAAACGCCATGCCGAACCTCTCGGCAGATGAGCGTGAGTTCATTAAAACAGGCATCACTCCAGAAGAGTGGGAGAATGTTTTTGGAGACTAATCCTATGCCTTTACACGATATCACTGACACTAAAAAGGCCGTGGCGCATATGCGTCGGGAAGTCTATCGCAATCTTAACTGGAGAGACGAAACAGTTTATTCTGTGCGCAAATGCTCGGATGGACTCGTTGAGGGTCACGCCTATACCGTCATCATGGACGGTAACACCAAGTACCCTGTCACCTTTGCCGTAGGCCCGAAAGGGAATCAGCGCGTGCGTGATGAACAGCGCAAAAATGTCCATGCAGTTATTCGTGGTTGCATAGTTAATGCTGTATGGGCTTATGCTGATATGGATGCGTTTGAGAAGGGTCACGCCAAAGATGCAAGTAAGTATTTCGAAAAACAGTATATGGATGAGCGCGAAGGCTACGAATGGCGCGAGGTTCTTTATAACCCTTATAAGTATCGAACCTTTGTAACGAAGGATACTAATCCTTTTCGTGGTAGTATTGAAGATAAGATTGAACCTATCTTTACTGCTCGCAAAGTCATTTTGACAGGCACAGAGAATGGGCATACAAAAGTATGGGCGCAAGTTCCAACACCAGAGGCGCAAGAAAGTAATTAACATGAAACACGTATCAGTTAGATATCACGACGACACCAGCAAACGGATTTCCTCTGATTGGCAATTCTGTTATGATTGGATGTTAGACGCAAACGCAGAACGGGAATACACAGATCATGAGATTCTCGACTTTGTTTGGGAGCAATGGAATGCGGGATCAGGCAATGAGTCACAGCAGTTCTTGAATCTTAATGTTCGTTCAATGATGGTGGGTGACTACATTAACATTGACGGTGTGTGGCATGAGTGTTTACCCTTTGGTTGGCGTATTGATGTGCCGTGGGAGGAAGTTATGGGCGATAAGCCAAAAGATAAATCAGGGCATGAAATAACTAAAGACGAAATAACGAAGAAGCTAATAAAGCAGCTTGGCCTAGACAGTGACATTCAAGTAAGAGTTGAGTAACTTGGCATGGGAGCTGCAGCACGCCGCATACCAACTTACCCTAAAAAAAGTTATTCACAACGCTTGACAAAGTGACGTTCTTGTGTTATATTATACTAATGATTAAGAACGGTAAACTTCAAAACGTAGTCCCCACCACCCGTAAGCAGAACCTCGCTGCCGCCAAGGCTTGCGACGATCATTATGAGGCTTGCGGCTTGTTTCGGGCATTGCAGCACGCCAACAACATGGGAACAGGTGAGGATGACTTTGACGAATTGGCAGAGCATTTCATTAACAAGCAAGGGCTTACGGACTACTGCGAAAACGGATTTAAGAAAGTTAAAAAAATCGTTTGACAAACCGTCATTTGTGTGTTATATTGTACCAATGGAAAACGAAAAACATTACTATATTGAACTTCACGCCGTAGGCAAAAAGGAAACTACTGGCTGGGATGGATTTGATGAGTGCTGCGCTCACTTTAGTAGTATGCACAAACCAGCGACACAGAAGTTTGTTGCCGATATGGAAAAAGCGATTGACTTCTACTGGAATCAACAAAAGCGTTGGTGGCTAGATTATGCCGTTGGCAAGTTGTTTGTGCAAACTGGTGAGGAACCTGTTAGCGTGATGTCTCCAGAGTGGGAGTACCGCACTAGAGCAAGTATGACTAACCCCGTATATGAGGAAGTAAAATGACAGTTAAAGAATCAAAAGCAATCGATTTCATCTTCACAATGGCAATTATTGCGAGCAACCGAAACGCAGACAAGGGCAAACTATTAAGCGCAGTCTGTTTCGACGTTAACCTAGTCCGAGAGGGTAAGGAACCAACAGCAACAAAAGAATTAGTATGACAACTAAATTCGGCCCATTAACAAAGCGATTCTGCTTGGATCATCCAGCGATTAGGCAATTGTTTCTGTGTCCTACCTGTCACGAGACAGTAGCAAAAGAGGGAAGCGCAGAGGATGATTGTCCGAAGTATTGTAAGTGTGATGAGGGTTGGCGACCACCAACCACCACACCCGAAGACTTAAAACATAGAACATTTTAGTTGACAAACCCACTAACCTGTGTTATATTATACTAATGAAAGCAATTAAAGAAACCTACACCAGCTACAAACAACAACGCAGCAACCTCGAACTGCAAGCCGACATCTCCCGTTGCAAGAAACAAATTCGTTATTGCGAGTGGATTATTTCTGCCTGTTTGGGCGCATCCCTCGCATTAGGGTTTGTAATTATTCATCAAATTTATTTCGTTTAACTATTGACAATCAACCTAACCTGTGTTATATTATATCTAATGAAAACCTACAAAACCTACCAAGCAAAGAACGCCGTTAAAGCGGCACAAGTAACCAACCACATCATTGCCGCCAAGAAGTTGGGGCAGACTCACGGAGAGGCTAAAGCCGAGGCTTATCGGCTTTATAACATCAAGAAAGCAATTCCCATCTTGAGGAAGCATTTCGCGGTAAACGAGAATTCGCTTTCCAGCCCAATCGCAAAAGTACAATTACCACCGTTGCCACCGTTGCCGTTACCAAAGTTGCCACCATTGCCTAACTCTGGCCTTGCTACTTCTCCTCCTTCTGAATTACTTTCATGAAGTACGAGAATAGGAGATTCAACAAAAACGAAACAAGTAAAGAGTTTTACTTGAGACGTAAAAAAGAAATGAGTGAAGCCCTTGAAAGTGACGCTTATAAAGAGTGGCATAAAAAGATTTGGGCTGAATACAAAAAGATAAACAAAAAAACCCTTGACTAAATTAAAAAAACCTTTATACTAAAATTATGAAAAAACATTGGATGATTATTACGGTGCTAGTGTTTATAGTTTGCACTGTCGCTCTTGCACAACCTAAACCTAGGGTTTTGCCTAGTAACTACCCAAAACCAACATATACTCCAAGACCTGCCTTACCTGTTCATCCAGTTTATAGGCTAGGCTTATCACCAATACAGATCGTTGCTTTAACCTTACTTGGTGAAGCTCGTGGAGAGGGTGCTGTTGGTATGCATGCTGTTCTAGCTGTTATACAACAAAGGGCTATAAACAGGAAATTACAACCGCATCAAGTTTGCTTGCAAAGAAAACAATTCTCTTGTTGGAATAATGGACGTATCCCAGTGCCGCCAGCAATGTTGTGGGCATCGAATGAGGGTAAGGTTGCTATGCAATTAGCCAGTCTAGCACCACCACTTATCAATCGTAAATTTACTGGATTTGCAGATCATTACCACGCTATCGGTGTGCGCCCGTATTGGACAAAAGGTAAACTACCCGTTGCACGAATTGGTCGGCATCTATTCTACAAATTACGGTGAGCAAAAAGGGTGCAGCGAGTTTTTTCATGTTTTCGCTCGCTGCGCCTTTTTAATTAGTAACTTGGCATGGAAGCTGCCGCACGCCGCATGCCAACTTACCCGAAAAAAGTTATTCACAATCGTACCTCACCCCTTGACAAACACCCTTTTGTATGTTATATTGTACCAATGAAGATTAAGGCAGGAACTAAAGTGCGTCACCGTGACAATGGTGCATGGTTGGGAATCGTCACTAGCGACCTGAGCCCAAGGCATCCCGTTAATGGTTGGGTAGAGGTAGAGCATTACCCTAGCCTTCCGCAAGGTGGGGATATCCCACCAAGACGGATTAAAATGCTGAAAAGTTTAATGATAAAAAGTGAATGGTAGGACTACGGATGTCTCACCCCCTATGGTATATTAGACACATGATTATGAACGACATAGAACTAAACGAAAACGGAAACGCCGTGGTAGACGGCATAGAGTATGAAGTACACAGCTTTGATTATGCTGGACAAGAGGCAATCGTGATTCACGCATTGGATTTGATTTCTTACGACGATGGCGAAAGCTGGCGGGAAATGGAATAAAAAAGTCATTACGGCCCTTGACAAAACCTACAACCTGTGTTATATTGTATCTAATGAACAACGAAAAAAACCTACCCCTCGAAGCAGAGATTGTTTCTTTGCGAGCCACAGCAGAAGAAGCGAAAAAGCTACGTGCTGACCTTCAGGCAAAAGCTACGATTGTCAAAGATACCGTGACAAACATTGAGCTTCCGCAAGGCCCAATGTATATGAACGGGAGATGGTACGTGTAATGAATGGTATGGATAAGAAAGCACCAGACTTTGCCATATTTCAAAACAGCAGGACAAGGCAATCTGCGTTATGGGTAAAAGAAGTAGGCCAATGGAGGGAGTGTAGCAAATCAGATTATGACCCAATACTAGTTATGGCTGTGATGATACGACAATCACCAGACCCATCTAAAACACTTCAAACAATCGCTCACTTGATTAGTGAACTAAACGAAGATATATAAATGGAAACTTTTTATATTATTTGGACAGGCATTGTCATTTTACTTATGCACAAAGCAATGATTGACTAGTAACTTGGCATGGAAGCTGCCGCACGTCGTATGCCAACTTACCCCCCCTATTTTTCAGAAAGTTATTCACAACACTTGACAAGCATTCGTTTCTGTGTTATATTGTAACAATGAAACCGAGAAACATCATCAGCAACCAAGGTGGCGAACCTTTCGCCGTTCACCAGCATATCATTCTAAAAAACTTTTGGGAATATTACCTCGGAGAGACAGACGAAAACGGCATCGCCTTTGGTCTTGTGATGGGCTTTGAGAATGAATGGGGAAACGTTGATATGAACGAGATTAAGCCCTATATCATCAGTCAAGCTAAAGGTACTGCCCTTGATGAAGTCATGCCTCCAGAGGGATACTATTGGGAAGATGAAAAAGAAGAAGTGGGGTTAAGTTCTCATACAGTATATGAAAAAATCGATTGACAAATGCTTTAACTTGTGTTATATTATTATATTATGAAAAACGGACCTGACTTTGACCCAGAAACCCAACGACTTCTCGACCAAGTATGCGAGGGAATAGAAGTTCCAACAGAAACCCCATCTTTGGAGCGCGTGGGGCATCTGCCTACGACACCTTTTCTGGCTGAATACACTTTGGATGATGATTGTGGTTCATACGCAGACGAAGCGTGGCACGATGCACAAGAATATCCTGAGTGGTAGACAAAAACCACTTGACAAGCAACCTAATCTGTGTTATATTGTACCAATGAAGAAAAACAACCTACAAAAATGGAACGACGAAGCTAACAAGATGTTTGCCGACGAAGTGTTGATGCCGATGACCAAATTTGCTGTGACAATTATCTTTGTTGCGGTTATCTTGGATTACGGATTCCAAATGATCGACGCCATTGACATTTTAACTCGCTAAAACCTACTAATGAAGACTAATCATAAAAAAAATACGTTTCAACCTTGGGAATGTGTCAAATTATTTGCCCAAATAGCTTTTGTTGCTTACGGCATACTTTTTTTGGCCTTTTTGTGGATCGCTTTAGCAAGTCAGGGCTGGAAAAGCTACTTTGAGAGCTTAACGAATTAAAAAAGAGCCTAATAGGACGACCCCCCCCTATTTTTCGAATCAAAAAAGTTTTTGCGCTCGCGTGTGGGGGGTGGGGGGTTAAAATAAATCTGCCCGAAAAAAATAAACTCTATCAATAAATATTATAAATTATTTAAAAATATTCATACGCACGTATAAACGCGCTAAATTTGACGTTTTGTACTTTCGCCGCTAGTATAACTTTATGAGTGATAACCTTCATACTGGTCAAGGGGAAGACTATTATGACTACTTGAGCAGAAGACCCGGTCAAGGCGAAATAGATAAAGAGAAAGTAATTTACATGTGGAAAGAGGATGGGAAAAAATACAAAAAAGTATTTGATCCTGATATAAATGAATTTGTTTGGAAGCCAGTAGTGAAATGAAAGGCATAATCTTAATTGGAGGAAGTGGGACTAGGCTTTATCCTACGACATCTGTTCAAAATAAAGGACTTTTGCCGGTATATGATAAACCCATGATCTACTACCCACTCTGTACTTTGATTGAAAACGGGATTAATGACATTTGTTTAATTTCCTCTCCAGAACATATCAATAATTTTAAAAAAATATTAAAAAATATTCCTTTTTTAGGTATAAACATCTCTTATAAGGTTCAAAAAAAGCCAGAAGGCATAGCTCAATCATTTTTAATTGCTAAAAACTTTATAAAGGGAGAAAAAGTTGCTTTAATTCTAGGAGATAACATCTTTTCTGGTGGAAGTAGGGTATTTAAAAGGGCGTTTCATAATTTTAGATCTGGCGGTATTATATTTGGTTATGAAGTTAAAGATCCAGAGAGGTATGGTGTTATAAATTTTAAAAAGAGTGGTGGGGTAAGGAGTGTTACTGAAAAACCTAAAGAGCCTTCTAGTAATTATGCAATTCCGGGGCTATATATATTTGATGAGAATGTTGTTGATTATGCTAAATCTATTAGCCCCTCTCCGAGAGGAGAGTTAGAGATTACTTCTGTTATTAATAAATATATAGCTACTAGTAAATTAAAAGCTTTTAAGTTAAATCGCGGCTGTGCATGGTTAGATGCTGGGACTCCTAAATCTTTGCATGAATCAGCAGAGTATATAAAAGTCATTGAAGAAAGACAAGGAATTAAAATTGGTTGCATAGAGGAAGCTGCTTACAATAAAAAACTAATAAACAAAAAAGAATTGAAAGATCTAGCGGCGAAGATGCCTGATAGCGATTATAAAAGCTACTTGTTGAGAGTCTCACAATAAAAATAAATTTATATTATGATATTATTATTAGGAGAGAGTGGATATATTGGAGAAGCCTTTAAACAAAGGTTTGTGGATAAAGGTATAGAATTTTTCGGCTTATCTAGGTCTGGAATGGATTATACAAATTATGAAACAATAATGCATTTCTTACATGCAAACGCGGCTAATTTTGATATTCTAATTAATTGCGCTGGTTATGTTGGTAAACCCAACGTAGATGCCTGTGAAAACAATAAAGAAGAATGCATAGAAGGTAACGTTATCCTTCCGCAGATGCTTTCTGCGTTATGCTCAGAGGTAATGATTAAATTTATGCATATTTCTTCTGGTTGTATATATAACGGATACGATAAGGAGTTTACTGAAGAAGACCCCCCTAATTTTTCTTTTGAACAAAATAATTGTTCTTTTTATTCTGGCACTAAAGCTTTAGCAGAGAAATTAATAAACAAAAATAATTCTTATATTTGCAGATTAAGAATCCCTTTTGATAACATCAATAGCCCTAGGAATTATTTATCCAAGTTAATGACTTATGATAAATTATTGAACATGCAAAACTCAATATCGCACAGAGCAGATTTCGTTGACGCATGCCTGCATCTATATCAAGAAAACTGTATATTTGGAACATATAATATTACTAATACAGGATCGGTTGATACCGAGCAAGTATGCTCGCTTATCGGCAAGCATTTAAGTATTAATAATTTTAATTTTTTTGATTCTGAAGAAGAATTTTACAATATTGGAGCGACAGCTCCAAGGTCTAATTGTTTATTAGATAATTCTAAACTTTTATCCACAGGGTTTGAGATGAGGACCACGGAAGAAGCTCTAGTTGATTCTCTAGAGAGATGGGAAAAATAAATTATGGTTCCTATTTATCACGATCAACTAAGAGCCGTAAAAGAGTATGAATACCACAAGGTAAACGGCTTGCTGCCAAAGGAATTTATCGTCCCTGAAGATTTATTACTTATAGGCTGCCATAATTATCCATATGATTCCTTTTTTGAGGAACAAATGAAATATCATAAATGTAAAAATTATCGCTGTTTAAAGCTGAAAGATATTAAGCCTTGGAGCAATACTAAAAGACTGATTCCTTATATTAACTTTTTAGAAAGCAAATACGCTAAAAATAAAAAATATGTAATTTTTGTCGATACGGACGATGTGTTCTTTTACAAAAGTCCTCACGAAGTATTAGAAATATTTTTAAATAAGTTTGATTGCGATTTATTGTTTAACGCTACAAGCTTCTGGAAGGGGTATTGGTATACCGAAGAATCTTTAGAAAATCAAAAATGGGCCAAGGAAACGCATGATAACTTATTTTTAAACGCTGGAGCTTATATAGGTAAAAAAGACTTCGTTATAGAAGTATTCAAAAAGGTTCTGGACTACGTCACACACGAAGACCTAAAAGCTAAAGAATGGTACGAAAAAGAAAAAGCTATCACCAATGCTGTTAATGTTATAAAGTTCCACGAAAAAGAGGGTAAAAGCGCTCCAAAACGTATAAACAAGCTAGCTAAATTATCGAGAGAGTTTCCTAAGGGATGCGGTTCAGACCAAGCTATATTAAGACACATAGAACGATCTTTCTACCCAAGACTACAAATCGATACCGATAAAAAAATATTTTCTAGAATAGGTCATACATTAAAATGGCGTCAACAAAATAGAAGAAGAAACGTCTTTATCGATTGTGGTGGACACAAAGGCCAATCGATTGAAAAATTTAAAAGAAGTAAGCAATATAGAGACTCAAAATTTGAAATTTTTTCTTTTGAGCCTAACTTTGATTTAATACAAAACTATGCAAAAAATAATCCAGAAGTTCACATTCATAGCAAAGCTGTATGGGTAAAAGATGAAAAAATAAATTTTTACCTAGATCGTAATGACGGAGATGGAAGCAGCGTCCTGACTGAAAAAATACATCCTAACGGATATAAAGAAAACGACTTAGATAATCCTTTAGAAGTAGACGCTATAAATTTTAGTCAATGGATTTTTAAAAACTTTGAGAAAAAAGACTACATTGTACTTAAAATGGATATAGAAGGAGCGGAATATCATGTTTTACCTAAAATGATAAAAGACGGCACCATAAAATATATTAACGAAATCTATATTGAATGGCATTACAAAAAAGTAAACGTAGACGAAAAGGTTCATCAAAAGCTAGTAAAGCAGCTAGATAAAATTTGTGAAAAAGTTCATGGAGAATGGATAAAGGGGTCCGAACATCTTAAATATGTATAAATCTAAAATACCATCTCAAAATAATAAAAAAGTCGCAGAGTATTGTTACGAGCTTGGAAAAAGTCTTACTGGAAATGGTTGCGTTGTTGAACTTGGGTCTTGGCTAGGAGGATCTATTGAACCCGTGGCTAAAGCGCTTGCAGAGGCCGGTAAGAACACTGATATACATTTATTTGATAGGTTCTATGTCGCCAAGGATAGAGTGGGAGAAACAGAGATAATAAAAGCAAAAAAACAAGGGGTCCACCTAAAGCTTGGACAAGACACCTTACCCATCGTTCAAGATTATCTAAACCCTATAAACCCGAATATCAAATATCATAAAGTACAAGATATTCGAGATTCTCAATGGGATAATGGAGTTATAGAGCTTTATATGGATGATGTATGTAAATCGGAAAAATTATTTTCTTACGCAATTAAAACCTTCTCACCGTATTGGATACCCGGCGAGACAGTATTAGTTTTGATGGATTTTAACTATGGTGTAGCTCAATACCAAAGAAAATTTATAACAAAATACAGTGATCATTTTACTAAAGTAAAAGAATTTAAAAAATATGGTTCATGCGTTGTTTTTTTGTATACAAAAAAGCTAAATAACATAAAGCTTTAGAATGATAAATACAAAAGAAAAAATAATATTTTTAGGAATATGCAAGGCCGCTTCTTCTTCTATTTATCAAGCCCTTAGTAGGGGTGGGTTAGTAAGGAATAAGTCAAGGAAGCATCAAACAATAAAAGATATCCAAAAGAAATTTCCAGATATAAATCTTGACGAATATTTCAAATTTACATTTGTACGGAATCCGTATGACCGTTGGATATCTTTATATAATTGGAGCAAAAAACACAAAACAATCCCAGCAAAGACTTCCCTTCTGGATTTCGTACGGAATGGGATAAAGGGAAAATATAAAAAACACTCCAGCTGTCGTTATATATCGCAAGAAGACTGGATAACGGATTTTGATGGAAATATTTCCGTTGACTTTATAGGCCATTTTGAAAACTTACAAAAAGATTTTGACTATATTTGCAAAAAAATTGGACTCAAGATGAAGCTTGGCCGAATCAATGTATCTACCCCTTACGCGACTAGAGAAAATTGTTGTCCAAAAATTAAAGCTTTAGTTAAGGAATATCACGGTAAAGATTTTAGTCTTTTCGGATATCAAACATAGATTATATATTATGAACCTACTAGTTACAGGCGGATGTGGTTTTATTGGCTCTAATTTTATAAAACACGTAATAGAAAAAAAACAAGTTTCCAAACTTGTTAATGTCGACTGCCTTTCTTATGCGGGTTCATTAGATAACACAAGTAAATTTCACAACAATTCCAAATACCTTTTAGAGAAGTATGATCTAGCGGATTACAAAAAGACTTACGATACTTTTTACAAGCATGATATAACTCACGTAGTCCATCTTGCTGCTGAGACGCACGTAGATAACTCTATTTCGAACGCTGACGCGTTTTTAACGTCAAATGTCATTGGCACACATAACCTACTTAAAGCGTGCTTAAAATTCAAAATACAGCGATTTCATCATGTCTCTACTGACGAAGTATATGGGCATTTAGGTCGGGAAGACAAAAGGTTTTCAGAAGATACTCCATATGACCCAAGAAACCCTTATTCCGCTTCTAAAGCTGGCTCTGATTTTTTGGTAAGAGCTTATCATTCTACTTACGGTTTACCAATATCTATTTCCAATTGCAGCAATAATTATGGCCCAAACCAACATAAAGAAAAATTTATCCCCACAGTAATTAACTGTTTATTGAATGATCTAGATATACCTGTCTACGGTAAAGGAGATAACATTAGGGATTGGATTTATGTCAAAGATCATTGCAAAGCTTTATGGAAGATCTTAAATAAAGGAGAGGTTGGGGATACTTATCTAGTTGGAGCAAACTGTGAAAAAACTAATTTAGAAATAATCTATGAAATTTGTAAAATACTAGAGAAAGACCCAGAAAATCATATTGATTTTGTCGAAGATCGATTAGGGCATGATTTTAGATACGCGATTAATAATAGCAAAATCCAAAAAGACTTAAACTGGAAACCCAGAACTGCTCTTAAGAACGGGCTTAAAAAAACAGTAAAATACTATGAAAGAGGCATCGATAGATAAAGTCGAGACAGAAGACGTCTTTAAGATTTCAACGAGGCTCTCGCCTACTATCATTATAGTAGATGATATTTACGAAGATCCACATAAAGTAAGAGAATTCGCTTTATCTTGTAAATTCGTAGCAAACGATAAATATCACAAAGGATCACGTACTGGTAATAGATTTCTTCCTAAAGGCATGAAAGAGCTTTTCGAAAAATTTTTAAATAAAAAAATAACGAAGTGGAAAGAACACGGGGTAAATGGAGTATTTCAGTTTTGCACAGCTCAAGACGCTTTAGTCTACCACGTAGACCAACAATCTTATGCTGCTATGATCTATTTAACCCCCAATGCGCCACCCTCTTGCGGTACGTCAACTTATAGAAGTAGGAGAACCGGCTTAAGGTCTGCCCCCACTAAAGCAGACGCTAAAAGATTAGCTACTCCACAAGGAGCACTTCATTATCAAATATTTAGAAATAATTTTTATGATAAAACAGATTTAGATGTTGTTGATGTCGCGGGAAATGTATACAACAGGCTTGTAATCTTTAATGCGCAATCTATTCATGCTGCATCCGAGTACTTTGGAGACAAAAAAGAGAATGCAAGACTATTTCAATTGTTTTTCTTTGACGCGGAATGAAAATAACCGTACTACAACCTAATTTTTTCCCTTTCAAAAGCTATTTTGACGTAGTAAAGGAAGTGGATAAAGTCATCTTTGCCGACGATTCTTTTTACAATAAAAAGTCGTGGGCAGATAAAACTATCATCAAAAGAAATGATAAAAAATTTATATTTAAAATACCAATAATTGTTCGTTCTGATTACGAGCCTATAAGTGACATTGTAATACTGTCTAGAAAATGGAAAAGAAACTTTCTAAAAATAGTAGGACAAGAGTATCAGGGTTCTTTAAACTTCGATAAAGTTTTTCCTGTCATAAAAGAAGTAGTTAATTTACCAACAGACAGTGTTTCGATGATATCAGCATATAGCGTCTTTAGAATAAGCGAGTTATTAGGTCACGATACGAAATTTTCTTTATCTTCTATAGATCACGCTAACTTAAAGGGGTCTTTTAAATATAAGGTTATGCAAATTTGTAAAAGAGAAAACTCGAAGCATTTTCATACGTTTGCGATGTATAAAGATACTTTTAATAGTCACTTTTTTATACGTAATAACGTAAATATTAGCTATTATTCTTCTTATATGAATGAAAATTACTCTATAATAAATCATTTAATGAATGATGAAAATTTATTTAAAAAATAGTGTAATTAATTTTACATGAAAGAAAAGTCCAGCCCTGCCAAGGGGAAAGTGAAGATTCGTGGCGCTAAGGAATTAGCGGAAGACTTAAACGAATCAGGGCACAAAAAGCGCCCTAAAACTCCGAACCCCATCAAAAGACAAATCAAACTAAATCAATTTCCTTGGACCGAAAAACAAAAGGAATTTTTTAGAGTAGCTTTAGATCCTTCAACCAATATAGTTTTTGTAAACGGTCCTGCCGGTACAGCAAAAACGCTTCTTTCAGTGTACTGTGGTTTACAGCTTTTAAACATGAAAATTACCGAAGATATAATGTATTTAAGGTCTGCTGTAGAAAGTTCAGATAAAAGCTTGGGATACTTACCGGGTGATGCAAACGAAAAACTAAGATTTTACAATCTGCCTTTTCTCGATAAGCTCGATGAGCTTTTGACAGAAAGCACCGCTCAAAAACTAGAAGAACAAAAAAGAGTATCTATGTTTCCTGTAAATTTTGCCAGAGGCATGAATTGGAAACATAAATGTATAATACTTGACGAAGCTCAAAATAGCTCCATAAAAGAGATTGTTACGGTTCTTACTAGAATGGGAGAAGGATGTAGGTGCTTTATCTTAGCAGACCCGATGCAAACCGATTTGAAAAACGAAAATGCCCAAGGGGGATTCGAGGGGTTATCTAGGGTTTTTTCTGATGAAGAGAGTATTAAAATGGGGATATATACATTTGAGTTCTCTGAGGAAGATATCATGAGATCGGATTTGGTTAAGTTTTTAATTAAAAAAATCCACAAATTCGCGGAGGAAGACTAATGCATGCGGCTTTACGGAAGGAGTTCAAAAATTTAAAAGCTTTAGCGATTAAAAGAAATATTTCCGTATCCTTAATAGAGACGCAAATAGAAAACGTTGCCTTTGTATCTTCTGGCAAGAAAATAGTATGTCTAGCTATAGAAGAAGGTGAAATACACAATATGCTAAACGTTTTTAAAGTTAACCTTAAAAAATGGGCTTGGGCCGAAAGCGAGGGCTTTAAACTTGAAGACGGTTTACCTGCGGATATAACTGAAGAAATATTAATTAAGCTTCAGACTCCGACAGAATATTTAAGGTATTTAGGACTTTAAGCCGTTACACTTATTTAGTTTTTTTTTTATTTTCTTTTGTATATTTTTCTTTAAATTTCTTATAATAATGATTATGAAAGTTTATTGCCAACAATGTGGTGCAAAAATAGAATTTTCAGTTAGTTCCAAACCTAAGTTTTGCCACGGCTGTGGAGAGTCTTTAAGTTTAGGTTCAGATCGAAGGGTGTCAACTTCTAAGGTTATCGAGGAAGAGGAAGCGGAAGATGAAGTTAGCGAGGTACCCTCTATTGGGGAATTGGAAATCGAAATAGAATCTTACACTAAATCACCAGAGAAATTAGGTGATGCTATAGGGACAATTAAGGAGGAAGCAAGTAAAGCCTTAAAATACCCTAACCAAGAACAACCTAAATTATCGAAAGAAGAGTTTCGGAAGCAGTTTCAGCAAGAGGCCGGCACCCTAAGGTCAGGGAAGCCGATCCCAACGGATGAAAAAGAATAAAGGAGTAACAAAGCCAACGTTTGAAGAAAGTTTTGACTTTATAAATCAAGAGATACGCAAAAGAAGCAAAAAATGGAGCCTAACGTCTTTAAATTGGATAGATTACGATGATGTTTCACAGATCATCCGAGTGCATATCTATGAGAAATGGCATTTGTATGATGGTGAAAAACCTCTCGCGCCATGGCTAAACAGAATTATATCAAACCAAATTAAAAATTTGGTAAGGAATCACTATGGGAATTTCGCTCGACCGTGTTTAAAATGTGAAGCAGCAGAGGGCGAAAGTTCTTGCAAAATATATAAAACACAATGCGATGAATGCCCGCTATATGCTAAGTGGGAAAAGACTAAAAGATCAGCTTATAACATTAAAATACCATTATCTCTAGAAGACCATGAAGTAGAAGTAAACTCTATAAAATTTAATGATCATGCAGATATAGAAATTCATATTAAAAAAATGCATGCAGAAATGAAAAAAATTTTAAAACCTAATGAATGGATAGTCTACGAAGGGCTTTATATATGTTATCTAGAAGAAGATCAGATTGCGCAAAAGTTAGGGTTTACATCTAACGAAAAGAATCGAAGGCCGGGATATAAACAAATTAAAAATTTAAAAAAAAGCATACTTAAAAAAGCTAAAGACTTATTAGAGAAGGGGGATATTGAATTAATATGAAAATCATAGATAACATAGCCCATAGATTAATGATACGCGTTTCTACTATTCCAAATGCTGGGGTTGGGCTTTTTACGGGTATAGATATTCCTGCAGGAGTACCAGTTTGCGAATATAAAGGCGACGTATTTTCTAAAAACCCAGAGAGAGTTCCTTTGGGGGATGACGCAGGAGATCCCGTCAGATTTCCCGAAGAACTTTTAAACAAACGCTATAACTTTACTTTGGTAGGAGGATACACGGAAAGAGATTTTCCTTACGTATTAACCCATCCTCTTAACGGTGAAAGTATTGATGCTCATCCCGCTTTAAGTGAAAGCACTATAGGTCTTGGGGGATTTGCAAACGACACAAGAGCAATAGAGGGAAGAACTAAAGAAGAGTACAAAACGGGCGAAGATGGCCTTATTTCCAAACCATTTGAAGAGCAAGTAAAAGACGGATATAACCTCCATTACTGGCCAGTACCCAATAAAACTTTATTATATTTAATTTCGATAAGGGATATAGCTATGGGGGAAGAGCTTTTCGTAGATTATGGTTGGAATTATTGGCAAGGAACCAAAAGAAGAGCAGAGCAAAAAGAAGCATCTGATAAAGAGTTCCAAAAGGCTTTAGAAAAAACAAGGAAATGAAACATAAACTCACAGAAGAGCAAGAACAAACAATTCTAAACGAATGGAATTCTAGACCAGATTCCCCACCCTCGTTATTAGAACTTATAAACTTGGCTTTCCCTGATCAAAACCTAGACGGAAGAACCAAGGAAGGAAGAGCGGTTAAAGAGTTTTTAGCTTCTAGAGAAATTAAAGCTCGTGCTTCGCACGAATACCAACCAAAAGAAAAGATAGAGCTTTCGGAAGAAGATAAAACTTTTACAAAAAATAATGTGGAATTTATGAGTTCTGTAGAAATATCTAGAATAATTTTTAAAAACCCAGAGCTAACAAACTTAAATCAAGAAGCGCGCGTTGTTGCTGATTTTATAAAATCTTTAGATGAAGACAGGGTTTTCGAAAACCCGAACGAAGTTCCAAGCGAAGAGTATAAACCACCAAAAACATTTGATAAAACTCTTTACAGGGTAAACAAATATACAAACAACTCAATTAACAAAAGCAAAATTACTAGCAAGAACAAAAAAGATATAAACGCTTTAATTAACTACTTAAATACCTATAGATTTTCTTACCAAATAAATACCTATACCACCAGCACAGATAGAGAGTTGTTTGAATCTAGCTTTATAAGATACACGTACGACAAATCAGATTTAAGTCAGGAAGAAGTCGATCAATACATAGTTCTTTCTTCTGAGGTAGTTATTGCCGCAAGCATACAGAGAAGAAAAGAACATTTAACTCAATTACTTGATAATATAGTAGAAGACACAGACGGAAGAGCTTCCATGTCTTTAGTTGAAGCTATAGGGAAAACCGAAACAGAATATAATCAATCAGTAAATAGACAAAGCAAATTATTAGACTCCCTAAAAGAAAAAAGAAGCGACAAACTCAAAAAACAAATAAAAGAAAACGCTAGCGTATTAAACTTAGTAAGACTTTGGAAGGAAGAGGAAAGCCGGCAAAAACTTTTACAACTCGCTGAATTAAGAAGAAAGGCTGTATCAGATGAGGTTAAAAAACTTGCAGACATAGACGAAGTTAAAGCAAGGATCTTGGGGTTAGACGAAGACAGTATATGACAAACGAGCAAGACAATTTAGTAGCCTGTAAGGGGTGTGATAAAAAGTTTAAAACCGACAGGCAGTTGCATGCTCATATAAAAGTACACAACTTAAGAGTTGTAGAGTATTATCAAAAATATTACCCAAGACATGATCTTCACGATGGAAAAATTATAAAGTATAAAACGAAAGAACAGTATTTTTCAACAGACTTTAACTCAAGAACAACGCTAAGACTATGGCTAAAAGATAGGGAAGTGTCTGAAGCTAAAGAGTACTGCGAAAAAACCCTGCTTGAAAGGAAAAATAAAAAAGAATTAATATATACCCCCTCTCAAACAGAGATGAGAACAGTCCTGATTCCTCCCATTCAGTATTATGATGAAATTTTTGGTAATTACTACACCTATTGCGAGTCCTTGGGGTTTAAAAACAAATACCAAAAACCAACGGAGATAATCCTTGGAAAAGAATATGAGAAGCCTCAATACTCCATACATGTAGACACTAGAGAACAGTTACCCTTGACGTTTGATGATTACCCTACAGAAGTTAAAACATTGTCAGTTGGGGATTATACTTTTAGCGAACCACGGCTTACTTGTAATTGCTATATAGAAAGAAAGTCTTTACCGGATTTTATATCAACCTTAAGCGTAAAGAATTTTGAAAGGTTTGAGAAAGAGATAATTAGAGCAAAAGAAATGGACGCCAATTTAATCGTCCTCGTGGAAGACACTTTAAACAACGCAGCGAAATTTAAATATCTACCTTATATATCTAAAAAAATAAAAGTTACTCCTGAATATATTTTTCATAACGTTAGATACTTAATCCAAAAGTATCCACATATCCAGTTTTTATTTGTAAAAGGAAGACAAGAGTCTAAAAGGGTTATTAAAAAAATATTCTTTAGTGGGTGCTTTTATAAAAAAGTAGATTTACAATATGCTTACGACTTAAATATCTTATAATGTGGTACTGTCCTGATAAATACAAAAACGATAACGCGAAAAACGTTAACGAAACCATGAAGAAGCTAAAAGGTCCGCTTTCGGACAATGAAGCTAAGATGACTCTAATTCAGTTTCTTCATGCGAACTTAGGCTTAACTACAGAACTTATCTCTGGAATTAAATTAGCAGCTTATCAAGAAATTACTCTTCGAGGAATGATGGAGAGAAACTTCTCAATGTGTGTATGGGGACGTGGTTGCGGTAAGACATTCATTGCTTCAGTATTTTGCTTTCTACAGTGTATCTTTAACCCCGGGACCAAAATTCTTGTAGCGGGCCCAACGTTTAGAACAGCTAGATTTATTTTTGAAAACCTAGAGAGAATAGTCGACTCCGAAGGCGCGACCCTTTTAATGCAATGTTTTGGAGCGAAATCAAAAAGGAACGACCAATTTCAATGGCAAATAAATGGTGGAACAATCACAGCTATTCCCCTTAACGGAGAAAAAATTCGTGGTTTCAGAGCAAACGTATTATTACTGGATGAGTATTTGCTTCTTCCAGAAGACTTGATTAATACAGTACTTATGCCGTTTTTGGTAGCGCCACAAAACATGAAGGAAAGAATTGAAATACGAGAGATGGAAGATAGCTTAATAGAAAAGGGGGTAATGGAAGAAAAAGATAGGATGACTTTCGAAAACGATAGCAAAATGATAGCACTTTCTTCAGCTAGCTATACTTTTGAAAACCTATATAAAACTTACCAAGATTGGGTCAATAAAATTTACGAAAAAGATGGGGAAGTAGACTCTTCCTACTTTGTGTCTCAAATGGGATACGAGGCTTTACCTGAGCACATGATTGATCACAGCATAATTGAAGCAGCTCAAGACGGAGGTTCTTCCAACGCCTCTTTTCAAAGGGAGTATTGCGCTCAGTTTACTGATGGCAGCGACAGTTATTTTAGCGCAATAAAAATGCACCAATGCACTATTCCCGATGGAGAAGAACCAACTACGTTAATCACAAAAAAACCTAGTAAGAAATATGTGGTAGGAATTGACCCAAATATGAGCGATAGCCCCAGTGCTGACTATTTTGGCATGGCTATAATGGAGTTAGACGAAGAAAAAGAAACGTCAACACTTGTACATTGTTATGCTGGATTAGGCAGCTTGAGCAAACATGTAAAATACCTCAATTATATATTGGACCACTTTGACCCAGAGCTGATAAGTATTGATAATGCTGGCTCAGACATGTTCCTTGAGGCGGCTAACAATTCTAAGCTCTTTATAGATAACAGAATTAACTTAAAAACAATTGAATTTGATTCTAACAAAGAAGGCGTGGATTATATTAAACAAATAAGAGACTTTAAAAGAGCATATAATAAAGAAACAAAACATATAATATTTAACCAAGTATTTTCTAGTGAATGGATAAGGAAAGCAAATGAATTGCTTCAAGCAAATATTGACTACAAAAAGACATGGTTTGCCTCTAGAACCACAGCAAATGGCTCAGAATTCGACAAACAAAGCATGTCGAAAATTAACTTAAAATACGTCCATGAAGAAAATTTAGGAATGTTGATCGAAGCGCAAGATAATCTGATATATCAAACGAAGAAACAATGCGCTCTCGTTGAGGTCAAAACCACAGCCAGAGGAACCCAAACCTTTGATTTACCACAGCATTTAAAGAGAAATACCTCAGCAAGTAGGGCAAGAAAAGATAATTACACAGCTTTACTTTTAGCTAATTGGGCGGTAAAATGCTACTTTGATATGAGTAATTACAAAATAGATGATAACGCCGCGACCTTTGTCCCTAGAATGGTGTAATACAAGAATAACATTTTATTAATCAAAATAACTCAAAATAACCCAAAATGAGCGTTCCGAAAAAGACAAAACCGAAAACGAAGAAAACCAAGGAAAACAAGGCCGAAGATACGGTTCCAATTATGGTTTCCGAAGCTTCTTCACAAAACTACGATAGTAACGCCTCCTCCTCGGGAAGAACTTCTTCTAGGAGGAACGTAGCAGGAAATATTGAAAGAACTGATAAATTTGGCAACATAGACAAGGGGTTGGTTCCCTTCAGGGTTTCTGATAATAAAGGTGGATTATCCGTCAGGGATGCGGTGATCTTATGTCAAAAAGCTTATTATAATTTTTCAGTCTTTAGAAATGCAATAGATTTAATGACTGAGTTTTCTGTAGCGGATATTTACCTTCAGGGAGGGAGTCAAAAATCAAAGAAGTTTTTTCAAGCTCTTTTAAAGAAAATAAATATCTGGGATTTGCAGGGGCAATTTTTTAGAGAGTATTTTAGATCTGGAAATGTTTTCCTTTATAGATTGGACGCATCATTAAAACAGGCAGATGTTAAAAAGATCTCTCAAACTTTTGGAGCTAAAAAAGTAAAAATTCCATATAGATACGTAATCCTAAATCCAGCAGACATTCAGCTCTCTGGATCATTAAGTTTTTCTGCAGACGTAAAAAAATATCAAAAAGTGCTTACGGATTACGAATTGGAAAGAGTAAGAAATCCCAAAACAGAAGAAGATAAAAAGATAAGAGAGAATCTTCCGACTGAAGTTAAAAAGTTGCTAAACTCCGGAGCAGTCGTAAATAGCATCAACATCCCTTTAGAGTCTGATAAAATTTATGCTTTATTCTACAAAAAAATGGATTACGAGCCATTCGCTGTACCCATGGGGTATCCCGTACTTGAAGATATAAACTTTAAGTCCGAATTAAAACGAATGGATATGGCAATAGCGAGAACAATGCAACAGGCTGTGTTGCTCGTTACTACGGGTACAGACCCAGACAAAGGCGGAGTGAATCAAAAAAATCTAGTAGAGCTACAAAAGCTTTTCGAAAACCAGTCAGTAGGACGAGTCTTAATCGCTGATTATACGACTAAAGCTCAATTCGTTCTTCCTCAAATAGGGGATTTATTAGATCCTAAAAAATACCATGTTATTAATGCAGACATTCAAGCAGGATTAAACAGTATGATTACGGGGGCTGGAGCAGGAGTCTCCTCTGATTCAGGAGATAAAGCTAGTAGCTTTTCGATGAAGGTAGAGATATTCCTAGCAAGACTTAAACAGGCTAGAGAGACATTCCTTAACGATTTTTTAGTTCCAGAAATGAAAAGAATTGCGCAATCAGTAAACCTTAAGAATTACCCTACGCCATTTTTTGACGAAATCTCTTTAAGGGAAAGCACGAACTTTGCTAAAGTTTACAGTAGGCTTGTAGAATTAGGAATATTAACTCCAGAAGAGGGCTTACAAGCTATCGAGACTGGGAGGCTTCCTAGCGCGGAAGAGTCTCTTGAGTCCCAAAAACAGTTTAAGGCTCATAAAAATTCAGGGCTATATGAGCCTATAGTCGGTGGTCCTGCCACCCAGAAAGAGCTTGCAGATAAGGACGGTAAACTTCAACTTAGGATGCAGGACAAAAGCCTTAAAAACGCAGAAAAAATTGCTGACAAACAACCCCAACAAGCTCAACCTCAACAAGGACAACCAACTAAATCCATCAAAAAACCAGCAAAACAACCCGGGGTGAAACAGCCTGCGGGTAGACCCGGAGGTACAGATGGCATACCTCAACAAAATCAGAGAGAGTCGAAGTCATTTTTTAGCTTTACTAAAATAAAAGACAATATGTTATTATTTCAAGATCTTGAAAAGAGTGTAGAAGCACATCTAAGAAAAGCTCATAAAGTAAAAAGATTAAACAAGTCACAAAAAGAAGTGGCTACGAGCGTAGCGGAAATCATTATCGCTAACGAAAATCCAAACGATTGGAAAGAATCTATCGCGGAGTATTGCGATAATCCCGTAGACAAAAACCATGACGTTGTTGAGGAAATCTCTGGTATATGTTTAGAGCATCAAGTTAATACGTTTATGGGAAGTGTATTATATCATAGTAAAATAGATAAGGAGGAAGAAAAAGATGAGTAGCACATGGAGCTCAGGTATAGGTAAATTTAAGAAAAAAGATCCAAATCATGGAAAATGGTGGAAAGCAATTAAACGTTGGCTATGTAAAATAGGACTTTACCAAAACGACAAGTGCGATTGCAGTTGTAAAGGACGTTCGGCAGCGTATAACCATTGCTGCAAAGGAACGCCAAAAAACGAGGACTAAAATGAACTACCACAGAGATACAGGAAGGATACGATCAGGGTCAGTTATTAGTAGGAATCCCACTGCATTACAGTTAAATAATAATGCGGGGTTACTTGTAACTGGTACCGCAGGGAAAAGCATAGCTCTTTGTGATATCTTGGTGGGCCCACAAGGAGGTACTGGAAGTTTTAAGTTAAGTACTGAAGCAGGAGCTTCGCCATCATCAGCGTCTTTAATTTCGTACGTTCGAGGTGGTGAAACCACCAACTTTAAAAGACCGATGATAGTTTCTAAGGGAGATTCAGTGTATATAAATACAACAGCACCTTATATTTCTGTGACTTATTACGAAATAGAAGGACGAGTCATGGCAAATGCGTCGTCGTCGGCTACTACCACATCGACTACTACCACGTCATCAGGACACCAAGGTACAACGACAACAACTAATGCGCCGTAAAAAATAAAAATTATTATGAGTGATAACGATATTAACGATGATCAAATAAAATCTCTTTATGGAGATTCAGATATTTCATTACCAGAAGAACTCTTGGTTCCTGAAGTAGAAGAAGCAGCGTACGCTAATATAACTAACGTTGAAGACAGCATAGATGGCGCTTTCAAGTTCTGTTTCCTAGGGGTGGGGCAAGGAGGGTCTAGAATTGCTGAAACCTTTTCTAAAATGGGATACAATAGAGTAGCAGCTATAAACACAGCTCAGCAAGACTTAAATGGGATAGACTTAAAAAACAAGCTATGTATTGGTGAAGGAGGGGCAGGAAAAGATCCCGAAGTAGCTAAAAAATTATTAAACGATAAGAGGGAAGACGTAATTGATTTTATGAGATACTCTTTTGGCGACACCTTCGACAGAATAATCATTTGCGCTGGCGCGGGGGGTGGCACTGGCTCTGGGTCAGCAATACCTTTGGTTGATTTAGCGACAGAAGTACAAGCGTTATCACGTACAACCGAGAAAAAAGTTGGAATGATTTTAACATTGCCTAAAAAATCTGAAGGAGCAAAAGTTGCTGCAAACGCAGCGGTTGCTTTAAGAAATGCTTACTCTTTGGTTAGTGCTCGTAAAATTAGTCCTCTAATATTATTAGATAACGAAAAAGTATCGCAATTATATCCTAACGTAGCTATATCTAAGTTTTGGGATGTTGCTAATAAAAATTTCGCAGGATTATTTCATTTATTTAATTTGACTTCCGCAAAAGATAGCAGCTATTCGTCTTTTGACAAAAACGATTACAAAGGAATATTAGATTCTGGCTTAGTCGTATTTGGCGCTGCTCCGGTTAAGAACTGGAAAGATTCCGTAGCTATTGCTCGAGTCGTTAGAGAAAATTTAAAAAGTAACGTGCTTTGTGCTGGAATAGATCCATCAACCGGAACAACCGCAGGAGTTATTATGATAGGCGGAACGGAGGTTTTAGATAACCTTCCTCAATCTTATATAGATCAATCTTTAGATCAGTTAAATAGAATGTTAAAGCAAGGAAGTACTGTCCATGGAGGTGTTTATAGTGGAGACAAGCCTACTTTGAATATATTTAGCGTTGTTGGGGGGCTTGAAGAACCAGTGGAAAAAATAAAAGAATTAAGACTTACCAGTAATAAGTAAGTGATTTCTTATTTTTTTAAAAAGGGTGTAACCATTTTAAATGATTCGCCTTTTTTTATATTTCGTTCTAATGCTTAATTTAACGGGATGTGGGCTATTCCAACAGTCTCGGGAGGCCGATTACTACAAATCTCTTCGGAGCCAAAATAGAGATGTACTTCACGTATATAGTTGCGGTCCCGAAGCTTTACAGGACTCATTAGCAAGATTTGGAATCAAAATAAGCTTACATGACTTAAGTCATATAATTCAAGCAAGTTTTCAATGTAATACTCTAATAAGAGACTTCGCTGCGGTTTTTGTAAACGATGCAAGAAGAATAACTTTTCCCGAAGAAATTTTATACGTTTTAAAAGAAAACGGTTTTAAGGTTTCCAAAGTAAAGAAGTACGAAGACTTAAATAAAGATACGGATACAGCAATAGTACTTATTAAGAAAAAAGGCACCTTAAACTACCATTGGATCTGCTTCCCTGTTCATCAAAATATTTTATCTTTTTTTGGAAAGGACACTGTATTAAAAGAAATATACCTTATCAGTAAATAAAATTAACTAATTATTAATTTAAATAATCTTCAATGGTTATTTAGTGTATATTATATTGCATATAGCGCCCACGTTAAAATTTGCTTTTATGAAAAAGGATACTGAAGAAAACATACAAGAACAATCGACTCAACAGAGCGAAAAAAAATTGGAAGAGCAGAGGATAGCTTTCTCTGCTGATCTTGTTTCATGTCTCGAAGAAAAGAAAAAAGCTTTTAATAAAAAAAATAAAGCTAATATCAAAATTGATCAACTAAAAGAAGTATATAAACGGGGGGCAGCGACTTGCGATGAAGATTCAAATTTAAATGGGTTAGCTCGAGTTAATATGTTTCTCAGAATGAAAGAGCAAAAAACGATGGGCGTCGTTTCAGCAAAGCTTGCAGAAAAAGAAGAGCTTTCTGAGCTAATCCTAGAATCAGAAAATCTCCAAAACTCAAACAAACCTCTAGATATCTCTGAAGCATGGGTGCCGCAAGACGAGGACATCGATTACGCTAAAGCGGATATAGAACAACATAAATTACATTTTAACTTTAAAAATATAGATGAACTATATTTAGAACCCTATAAACCCATACAATTTAATTGGGAGTAAACCATGAATATCGACTTCACAGGACAAATTAGAGAAATGAAAGAACGAGACATCCTTCACAAGCCTTTTCCGTGCTTTGAGGGATATGCTCTTTTTACAAAGAATCAAAAAGGGCAATATATTAAGCTGACCTTTTCTAACCAAGAATCAATTAAAGCCTACCTTAACGAACTAGGTTATGATTGGGGCAATGAGCCGAAAAACGAATTCACTAATTTTGATTGCGAGAATCGTTTATGCACAGTGCTTCCAGAACTAAAAGAAGCGGAAGTCGTTGCTGCGGATCCACAATGGGACCCCGAGAAAGCTCCGGTAGAAATCAAGACAAGACATGAATCTACTAGGACAATGGAGGATATCCCTCATTGCGCAGTTGAACTTAGAGAAGTCGATCATCAAGTTACTCCAGTTTCGGATCATCCAGCTCATAACGAAAGCCTCAAAGCTTCTGCAAAAGATTATTCGGACTTATATAATAGGGTTTCTGGCGAATATAGTGGACCGCTAAAAGTAGGTGATCACGTTAAAAACGTAAACCCGAAATGCACCCACTATAAAAGTGAGGGAGTTGTCAAGAAGTTTAATAAAATTGACGGTGACAAAGGAGTAACGGTCGCTTATGAATGTACGAACGCAGGAAAAACTTGGAAAGAGGGAGACGTCTTAGATAAAACTCCAGACCAATTAGAAAAGAAGGGATAAGTTATGAATATTTTCAGAGAAACAGGAAGGCCAAACGCGGGACTCGTTAGTAGTGGTGTTGGAGGGCAGAGCAATGGCTTAGTCGTAACTGGGGTTACTGATAAGCATATAGTAATTTGCGATATAGTTTCTGAGAATAATGGATCTTTGGGAACCGCTATAAACGGTGGATCTCTCGTTGCTTACCTTGCTGGAGGCTCCTCCAACCTTTCTTCCCCCATAAAAGTTGCTAAAGGCGCAAGTTTATATGTCAACAGTAGCGCAGGCAATGTAACAATCTCTTATTATCTTGAGGGTTAAAATATGAAAGATTTCAAATATAAAACAAGTTTTAGTTCACAAATTAAAGCGGTCATTTCAGAAGAAAGGGATAAGTACCTGTCTTTGGCAAGCTTAGTAAATATTGGAGACTTTATTCCTGATATTGACATGGAGTATAACGTGGACCTTCTTCCCGTTGCTTTTAATGCTTTTGTGGCGAATAGGGTAAATAAGAATGGTGACGTAATCGACACAGACACAGCTATTGCTATCCATGAGAATTTTTTAAATAAGCCTATTAATATAGAGCATAATAGAAATAGAGTTATTGGTACAATTTTAACCTCTGGGTTCAGCGAGTTCGGAACAGATAAGCCTTTAACAGTCGAGCAGGTCAAAGCCATGACCGGACCTTTTAACGTCACCTTGGGCGGGGTTATTTGGAAGATTGTTAATGATGAAATTGCCGAACTTATAGAAGATTCCAGTGACCCGACTAACGAAAACTACTTAAAAGTATCAGCGAGTTGGGAATTAGGCTTTTCAGATTTTAATATCATTTTACTAAAAAATGACGAAAAAAACATAGAAAATGGCGAAGTTATTGCTGATGAAGCAAAGATTGAAGAACTTCAAAGCCATCTAAAAGCTTTTGGTGGTGAGGGATATGTAGACAGTGATACTCAAGCATATCGTCAAGTCATCGGAAAAGTGGTTCCTCTCGGTATCGGACTTACGGAAACTCCGGCAGCAGATGTAAAGGGTATATCCACTGAAAAAACAACAAAAAATATTGAAAATAATTTAGCAAAAAACGCTGAAGAAATTGATAATATTTCACAAAATCAGAATACGAATGTAATTCCAAAGGAGAATATCATGAAAATCGAATCGATTAAAGACATAACGGATGAATCTTTGAAGGAGACATCTGCTTCTGCGGTCGCTGACTTTATTGAAAGCGAACTCAAGAAAGCGTCAGAAAAGTTCTCAGAAGAACGGGATGCTTATGAAAAACAGCTAGAGGAAGCAAAGGAAAATGGAGAGGCCCTTTCCAACGAGCACGAAGAGCTTAAGGATAAGTTATCCTCTGTTGAAAAAGTCTTAGCTGAACTCGAGCAAGAAAAGCAGGAGAGAGAAAACCAACAGAGGTTTAATGAACGCATGTCCGCGCTAGACGAAGAGTATGCACTGACCGATGAAGATCGTGAAGTCATTGCTTCCGACATTAAGGACATGAATAACGAAGATTTCGAAACTTATTCGAAAAAACTTTCCGTCCTTCTCTTAGAGAAGAACAAGGAAGTTCTTGCGAAAAAGGAAGCCGAAGAAAAACAAGCAGCTGAAGAACAAGCCAAGGAAGCGAAAGCTTCTGAAACTGTTGAAGAGCAATCCGATACTAAGGCGATTGAAACCGTAGTAGAAGAGGCTCAAGTAGAGGACTCGGAAGACATTCCGAATTCTACATCGGCAGAAGACCAAACTTTAGCTGAAAAGTATAAGAAAGCTTTTACAATTGATCAATTTGACATTGTTAAGTAGTTTATAAACACATCAACTAAAATATATATATTAAAAAGGAAAAATTATTATGGCAAGTTTAAGACCATTTAGAGATTATGACGAGAAAGACGTAATCAACTTGTTTGCAATGAACCTTGCTACAGGAACAAATGCTGATGGTGCAATTTCGCTCGGAACCGATTGGTCCGGACGTTTGTCGCACGGTCACGTTGTTGCTTTAGACAATGGTTGGAACAAGGGATTAGAGCTCCACGAAATGCTCGGGGATGCTGGCGCTGGAAGCGCCGGTCTTTCAAACGTAACTACACAACGTTATGGGGTTACAGCTAAGATTAAGAGCGCTGGTGGCGCACTTATTCCGTTGGGCCTCACGCTTAACCATGTCGCCGCATACGACGAAAATGGTGAGCAATTAAAATTCAACCCACGCAAAGCTTCTGAGTTGGAAGCTGTTATCGATGGGCAAGCAGTACCAGTCGTAACAAGAGGAATTTTCCTCGTCAACGGCGTTGACGTATCTGATCAGGGTGATAACACACCCGTTGCTTTGGACGCAGCATGGTTAGCCGCTGGTGGAAAATTGTACGCAGGTGCAAATGGTTCCATTACAAGTGGTGCAAACAATGGTAGCGTTGATCTTGTTCAAATCGGTAAAGGACTGGGAATCGTATCTGGCGGAGACGTCTTGATGAAACTAGAACTCTAACCCTCATAGGAGATTAATATAATGAAATTAAAATTAAAAAATACACCGGAACAGGTGGAGCTTATCAAAGCTATCGGATCGAGGGATCAGAATGTAGCTAGAGAGGCCTCGGAAGCATTTGCTGCTTTTCTCGGCCCTGTCATTGAGAAGGTCCTCCTTACAGCAGGTACCGCAAGTCAGATCTATGTAGACTCTGCATATGACGAAGACGATAGCCCAAGTTATCCACTCGACCTTTATCATGGCGAGGGAGAGGGTCACGTCACCGTTTGGAGTCAGCACATGGCTGGTGGTCTGCCGACCTCCCAAGTCGAAGGCATGAGAGAAATCAAGATTGCTACTTATCGCTTGGATTCGGCAGTAAGCTTCAACAAACGTTACGCTCGCAGAGCACGTTTAGACGTGGTCAGCAAAGCGCTTGAAAGAATGGCTCAGGAAGTTCTGATTAAGCAGGAAAGAAATGCTTGGTCGGTTATTCTGAAGGCTCTTAACGACGCTGACACAGGCGGAACAAAACATGTACTTAATACGGACGAAGCCGGCAAGTTCGGTCTTGCTGATCTTAACGCCTTAATGGTACATAACACCAGACTTAACGAGTCGTTCTCGGGACACACTCCCGTCGCGCCTTATTCCAATGGTATTACGGATTTATACGTAAGCCCAGAGGTTATGTCTATGGTTCGCGCGTTCGCCTATAACCCAACCAACACAAGTGGTGCCCATACTGCAGGAGCAGACAAATACGGCCAAAATCTTCCGGACGATATCCGTTCTGAGATTTATCGTAGCGCTGGCATGTCTTCCATTTATGGAGTTAACCTCAACGAGTTGGTTGAGCTTGGCAAGGGCAAGAAGTATAACACATTGTTTAACGACTTAGCGATTGCTAACGCAGATAATGCGACGTACGCTGTCGGCGACAACCTATATACTGAATTGAATGCTGCAAGCTGGAACGCTGCAAACCATCAACTTCTTGTTGGTGTTGATAATTCCAAGGGTGCGTTTATTCGCCCAGTGGCTCGTCAACATGATTATCAAGGAAATGGTACGTTTACCGCATTGCCAGACGAACAGTTCAATATGTATGGTAGCCGAGTTGAGAAGACTGGCTTCTACGGATTCCTCGATGAGGGACGTATTTGTATCGATGCACGCGCTATCGCGGGCTTGTTACTCACTGCGTAAAGATTACTGTAGTTTATGAAATTCACCCCGCTGGGTTCGCCCAGCGGGTTTTTTTTTATTTATTTTTCTTGTTATTTTGGTAGATTAGATTTAGAATACGACATGCCTAAGAAAAAGACATCCAGCAAGAAAACAGCTAAGAAAACAGCGAAAAAGGCTAAAGCTTCCAAGAAGAAAACTAAAGAAATGACCCAAACGCACGCGAAAGAAGAGAATTTTCAACCCTCAACACTAGACCAAGTATGGGGTGAATCCGCAAATACTAAATACGGAAACATCAATGAAGAGCAATATTTAACTAAAATCAGCGAAATGAACACAACTGATTTGCAAGCTCATGCCCATATGCACGGACTAATTCCAATCCAAGACAGGACAAGATTAATTAAAGTATTAATGTCTGAATATAAGAAGTATGTCTCTGGATTTCAAAAGCCGGCTTCTTCAATTAAGCCTCCTCCAAACATCTCAAAAAGTGCCACCAGAATACTATCTGAGGGCAGATAAATTATTTCATAAAAAAACATTTTTTGTAGTTAATTTTTATTAATTAACTGTAATAAGTGGTATGAGCGCTGTAGTCGTTGATCTGCCACTTACAAAAGGATCCCTTTTCGAAATTCAAATAGCACTTACGGATGATTTTAACAATCCGCAAGACCTTACTGGCTATGGAATTAGGGGAGCTGTTAAAAACAGATATTCAGACGAGACTACGTTAATTACTTTCGCTCCCCAAATTATTAACGCAACAGGGGGGATTGTTAAAATTATCATACTTCCAAGTTTTTCAGAAGACTTACCTGTAACGGAAGCGGTTTATGATATTGAAAAATATTCATTAACTGACGCAGAACAAGTAGAGAAAATTTTAATGGGTAAGTTCATAATTAATCCAGAGGTCACTACTTAATTCTAAGAAATGGGTGTTATTGTAACAGGCGGAGGCGGCGGTGTTATCGGAGGATCCGGTGGCAGTGGGGGTAGTGGCGCTCAAGGTTCTCAAGGCTATCAGGGTCATCAAGGGCAAAAAGGTGATCACGGCTTCCAAGGTTTTCAAGGATCCGACGGAGAAGGATACCAAGGATATCAAGGATTAGATGGCGCATGGGTTGGCATAGGATATCAAGGGTATCAAGGTCATCAAGGTGCTGATGGCGTAGATGGTGGAATAGGTGTTCAAGGTTCTAGAGGATATCAAGGATTAGATGGCGCGTGGGCTGGTATAGGTTATCAAGGACATCAAGGAGCAGAAGGTGCGGGGCATCAAGGATTCCAAGGAATAGAAGGACCGCAAGGGTATCAAGGATTAACTGGCGCAGCAGTAGACCGAGGATATCAAGGGTATCAAGGAATGGGGGCTCAAGGGTATCAAGGAACAGTAGGTACCGCAGGAATACAATTTGAATTTCAAGACGGCATTAACAACGTTGAGGAGATAGGTGATGGTGGTCTTTGGTTTAATGCGCTAATGCCAGACGATACAACAAAAATATATATTGACGACAAAGATTATTTTGGAAATGACATAACAGGATGGAAATCGACTCTTGATAACACTAATAATCCTACAGGTAATTATGGCTATATAACTTTAAAGAAAAAATTTGATGAATCTGAATATGTCATATATAGCATTGTAGGTCCTTTAGTAGATGAGGCCGGGATTGGCGGTGGTGGTACATTTGATTCTATAGCTGTCGAATTCGTAGAAAAATCTGATCCTCCCCCCGGACAAGGAAGCACTATTTATGATCCTTTCGTAGTAAACGATTTATTAGTTTTTCAATTTTCAAAAACAGGTGACCAAGGTTCTCAGGGATTAGGATATCAAGGTTATCAAGGACAAATAGGTCCCCAAGGTATTCGAGGATATCAAGGTTTAGGGTATCAAGGTTATCAAGGACAAATAGGTCCCCAAGGTTTAGCTGGTGCAGATGGCATCATAGGTGTAGACGGAGAAAAAGGTTATCAAGGATATCAAGGAGCAGGTCATCAAGGGTATCAAGGTCATCAAGGATTAGCTGGCTCTTGGGGTGCTTTAGGTTATCAAGGTTATCAAGGTCAAACGGGTTCCCAAGGAGATGTAGGCCCTCAAGGTCATCAAGGAGAAGGTCATCAAGGATTTCAAGGAGACATAGGCGCTGGTGGCGAAAAGGGTTATCAGGGGTATCAAGGTTTTCAAGGGGTTCAAGGTCATCAAGGGCATCAAGGTTATCAAGGGTTAGTAGGTCATCAAGGATTTCAAGGAGACATAGGTGCTGATGGTGAAAAGGGTTATCAAGGGTATCAAGGTTTTCAAGGAGAGGGTCACCAAGGATTTCAAGGAGACGTAGGCATTAGTGGCGAAAAGGGTTATCAAGGTTACCAAGGTCAACAAGGGGAAGGTGGACCTACAGCAGCGTTTAAAGCTAACCCATCATCTGCTTCATCTCCTAATTACGCATGGAAAACTAGCTTAGTTAAAGCAGAATTTGATGACGTAGTTTTTGACACAACATCAGGAGACTACTCTTCTAATACGTTTACTCCAAGTACTGCTGGTAAATATCATTTTCACGCATTGATAGTTGGCTTAAACGTAATCTGGGATAATAGCAACGGCATCGAACGAAGAATGACAGTGAAAATTGTCAAAAATCCTGACGTCAACGGGTCAGGCACAATCGTTGCTGAAAAGACATTTGAAGGTGGAGCGAATACTTCTCCAATGCCGGTAGAAGTAGAAGGTATAGCAGACGCCAATGGTAGTGATGACGATTTTTCAGTTTGGTTTCAATTAGATAATGAAACGGGTAATAGCGGGTGGATAGCTACTAACTCAGTCTTTGAAGGTCATTTGATCAGTATTGGACAGAAAGGTGATCAAGGTGATGCGGGTGCTCAAGGTTATCAAGGACTACAAGGAACTATAGGTATAGACGGAGAAAAAGGTTATCAAGGATATCAAGGACAAATAGGCGCGCAAGGCTTAGCTGGCTCTTGGGGCGCTTTTGGTTATCAAGGATATCAGGGTTATCAAGGTATTCAAGGTTATCAAGGCGACAGGGGTTATCCGGGTTTTCAAGGAGCTCAAGGAGATTTAGGGTATCAAGGTTATCAAGGCGATAGAGGTTACCCGGGTTTCCAAGGTCATCAAGGCCATCAAGGAGATTTGGGTTCTAAAGGATATCAAGGTTATCAAGGAAGTTTGGGCTTTAGAGGATATCAAGGATATCAAGGAGATTTGGGTTCTAAAGGATATCAAGGTTATCAAGGAAGTTTGGGCTTTAGAGGATATCAAGGATATCAAGGATACCAAGGAATTCGAGGGTATCAGGGGTTAGGTTATCAAGGCTATCAAGGTGGTTTGGGTGGCCTAGGAGTTCAAGGGTATCAAGGCGCAGCTGGCGCAGCTGGTGAAGATGGTGTTATAGGTGTAGACGGAGGAAAAGGTTATCAAGGTTATCAAGGTTATCAAGGGTATCAAGGTGGTATAGGAGTTCAAGGATATCAAGGTGCGGGTTTAGGATATCAAGGTCTTAGAGGGTACGTCGGGGTAAGGGGTTGTAGTGCTTGTCATGAATTAATATGGGGAGAAAATATAGATGACAAAGCTACGTCTGTTTCCACAGAAACTACTCCCACTTCTGACACAGGTAATAAGTTAGGAAAATCCTGTTTCCGCAGTTCATTATCCAACCCAATCACTTCGGGAAATAAGGTTTTATTATTGAAAAACGTTACTAACTTAAAGGAGGAAGACGTTATCATTATAGATCCTAAGGGGCCAAATCAAGAACTTAAAGTTATTCAAACAATAGAAAAAAATGGGGAAGACATTTCTGGTGATAAACTATTATTTTCAGAAAAAAATACCGAAATTAAAGGCAGCGTTTCATTAAACAGCGCATTAAGATACGATCATGACGCAAACACATTAGTACAAGTTTTGTCTGGTGGGTCCCCTGTTCAAGAATGGCAAAACAATTTAGATCTCAGTCCAGACCTGTGGAGCAATGATGGAAATCTTCACCTTATTCAAGATTTTATAGATACTAGAGCAGCTCATTGGGATAACAAAAATAAAAAATTTAATTGGAATACTAACGCAATTGTTTCTTTTGAAGGAGCTTGTTACATGCTTACCGACAAGGGAGCTGAAACTCTTAAGCATCCCGGAGCATCAGATACAAAATGGAAAAAAAATCTAAGGACACCTCCGAACGGAAGCTTTGAAAAAAATAGCCCCGAAGACATAATTTGGCAAAAAGTACCTTGTAACTATCTACATAATCAAGGAGAAACTCATCTCTCTATTATAAATAAATTTAAAAATGAAATTGAAATAGGTGATGGAATTTTTATTGGTGATAGCTTTGTTAGGTCAGCGGATAGTATTCGCCCACCTGTACACATTTTTTCTGTGGCTAATTTGTTAGAAAAGATTTTACCAGAAATTATATCTAATGGTATTTTATTTTTAGGCTTTTTACCCAAAGACTCTAAAGCGCTTCGTGCTTACACCGAAAGCTCTGATTACAGATGGGGTGAGAAAGTCTGGTGCGACTTATATAAAGAGATTAAATCAAATATCGATTTCAGTCGGATTGATCCTCACTGGTCAAACGAAGAAGAGTGGAATGACTTAGGGCCACTTTATCCTGTTGCAATAATGAAAGTCATAGAGACATGTCTTGTTGCAGGAATCAAAGTGGTTTCCATTGATTGCCCCCAACGCTTCGCCCGTCCAGATATGAACGAAAGAGCTGCAGGCCACGAAATGTGGTGTGCAGATCAAAATGGGATGCATTCTAACGAATATTTTGCTAACTCCATAGAAGAAGAAATAAAAAATCATCCAAATAAAAAATTTGCAATATGGGCCGACCAATCTCACAGCAGCTTACCATTAAACAAAGGAAAATGTGGGCAATTTGGAGAAATCTCCGGAAGCTGTTGCGAAGCTAGTTCGAAATGGTCGAACAGTAAAACTTATAACTTGGGAGATGTGGTATGGACTAATCCCGGACCTCCCGGGGCAGACTGGGGTGGAGCCGGACCCGACTATCCGAAAAGATGTTACGTCGTAACCGATGAAGATAAAGTAAACAATACTTATAAAGGAACATCTCCAGATCACGGTCTTGCGTATGGTGATCCCGGCATTGTGTCGTTAAATGGGTGGACAAAATGCGCCTGTTGTGGTGGCGGAGGAGTAAATACGTTAATCAAAAAACCCACGGGAGAAGACGCAGTAATACTCACTGTAGATATTTCAACAGTAAGTAATGAGGACGAAAGGAGCTCGACAGTTTGGAAAAGTTATGACAATGCTACTGGTAAAGGTGCAGATAAATATGAACCACATGTCTTCACCGGATTATACGGACAATCATGCATGAGTCTTTTGAAAAATTTAAACATTTCATCAGAGCTTGGTGAGGTGTATGGCGGATGGGGATTAGCAAATCATTACATGCTCTTCCTTAACGATTGTCGTGTTGAAAAAGTTGGGGATAATGGAGTTCCGATAAATGAGCTAAAACACGTTGATCATGCATGTCAAGACTTAATTACGCCAGACAGAGATCACGAAGGAAAACTTACAATAACTGAAGATATGCGGACATGTATATTAGAAACAGGTAATTGTTGTGACGAAATCGATGATTTTTCTGAAGAAACTGAAGCGCAGTCAGGAGAACAAAAATTGGGTTGGTTTATAAAAGATCCCAAAACCGATAATGATGCTGGACCAAAAGCAAAAATGCAAATGCCTTATCCAAATTGGTACGGTAACCCATCAGATAGTTATTTAAACGATGATGGAAGCACTTATAATGGAATAAGCGTAAATCCGACTTCAGATGGAATCAGTGAGGAAGAAATGGCGGGAGACAAGCCGACAGTTTTCCGATGGAAGCCAAATGCCCTCAAAGTTAATAAGAAACGTCATTGCGATCGATTCCCATGGCTGTATATATTTAATTCTGACAAAACAGAGTGTACTAGATGCCTCGATTGCGAAACAAATTGTCATGAATCACTTGATCCCAGTTGCTCAGAGAACGCAGTAACTTTAGGTACTGATTCAGATAGCAAACCTTATTCACGTTTTCATGATGCCTTAGATGGCGCTGCGAACTTTTATTTTTCTTCAGATTGGGATAAAGATAAGTGGCCTAGGTCTGGCATAGATTATCAAGTGCCTACATCTCAGTGGCTTGGCGTTGTGACCGAAGAAACTTGGGATTGTGAAACAAACCCAGAGCGTTGTGAAAACAAGCCCGGAGTGAATTATTATATTCCTCAGTCAGACATAGGTAGCAGCCACGGGGCGATCGGCAATACGCATTCAGCGTACGAGTTGGGACTGAGTGAATTTAAAGACTCAAACGAATGGTATTATTCAATAGATGTTTGTCGATGCGATTCTTGGGTTAATCCGATTGGGGGGGATCCGGATACGCCTCCAGAGAACGCTATCCAAAGCGATGTTTGTTCGAATGACAGCTGGAGCAGAGTTACCCAAGAAGATATCGAAGCAAGCGAAAACGAGCCTTATCAAGTAGTTTCTGCGGCAGACGGTGAAATCGTGAGGTTCCATGATCTTGAACCAGATCAGTGTGACTCAAGATTCCCAGATCATATTATACATGGAAAAAATACCGTAGGTGGTACGCAAAATAGATGCAGTGGATTCTCAAACTATATAGTCGTAAAACATTATTCTACTGATTTAAAAGTTAAATACGCTTTATATTCGCACCTTCGTCAGAATAGTATACCAGATCACCTTAAGAAACGTTCAGCAAATGGTAATTGCCTCGGAAAAGTTTCAAAAGGAGAGTTGATTGGTTTAGTTGGTAGCTCTGGAGATTCAACTATGCCACAGGTATATGTAGAATTTTCTAATAGCTCAGGAAGTGTTGATCCCAGATGGGAATTAGGCCTTCTCCCGGCTCATGATGCTAGTCATCCTAATAAACATAAAAAATATTGGCATAAAGGCTTTGCTCCGGAAGGACAAGAAAGTTTAGAGTTAGGACCCTTTGGAGACTCGCTAGGAAATGACACTACTGATCCTTTTAAATCTGAAAATGGTAAAGGAAGAAATACCACAAAAGAATATTTTGATAATCAATGCAATTTACCAATTTACAAGCAAGGCCTCCCGGGTGCAGCTGGACCATTTCCAAAAATATTATCAAGATGTACATCAGCTTTCTGGAGTACTCATGGCGCCCCCCCCAGTAGCGGTGGAGGATTCGGCGGATTACCAACGCAATGTCAGTGCGAAAATGGAGATCAGAATTGGGCCAGCACAACGTGGGAAAACATGGGTGGACAGGATTATTTACGAGTATACATGACTTCAGCTCTAGGTGGAGGACGCGATTGCGGGCCGGGTATTGCTTCTTGTGATGACGCAACTAAGAAAAATAAGCCCGGGGCAAATGATGGATTATCGCTCTTAAAAGTGGGTGACTGTATACACTACTCTCTTATTTCGAAAATTGTGGGAAGGAGAAATTGTTTACTTGGGACTTGTCAAGGTGGTTACTGTATTGATGAATACGGAATAAATCGAGGCGTTTGTGGAACGGGGGTACCGGAAAGCGGCGGTAAATATACGCATACAGTAAAAAGTATAACACACACAATGGGGACCGGATTGAGCAGCGGTTATATAGACATTGGAATAGATCCACCAGTTGGAGTTTCTACAAGATACAGGGACAGAAACGGGAACTGGCTTGGCGTCAATAACTGGGGGAGTCCTCCAGATTCAGTACCCAAGCATAAACCAATTTATAACTGTAGTGATGCCACGCCTACTGGGATTGTAACAGGCAATGAAAAACGATGCATAGAATGTGAAACGACTTGGAATAACCAGACGTATTATTGGATACCGGGCGAAAATCCATTTGCAGCTGGCGGAGGTTCGGCAGGTGCGGCAGGTGCATGGGTTCAAGCGACGAACGCTTCAGGTGGTCCGCTTAAAAAAGCGGAGACTCAATGCAAGAAAGATGTTGCCGATGCCGGAGTAAGGTATCGCCCGGCTATAAGACTTACTAAAGCTAATGAATTATTAGACCAATCAAAATGTCCCGGTAGTGGATGCATTTATTATCACCCACTGTCCTTACCTCCTTGTAATGATCCCGGCGGCGATTGCCCCGAGTGTCCTGTTGCGATACTTAAAGGAAAACGTTGTGACGGAATAGTGGATGTCAATTATGAGGGTGAGATTGTGGAGGATTTCTACGTAGCCGATATGTCTAATTTACTCAATGCTTCTGTCGACGATATTGAGAGCGGTAATCTTACAATGCCGAGTTGCCTAGCGCGCATGAGCGACGGTCTATGTTTGACTAATATTGAATATGATCGGACTGAGCGATGGGCCCAACACAACATCCAGCCCATTAAAGAGGTTTTTGATGACTGTTGTTCGTGCGTAGAAGGAGGTGGCCTTATGATCAAGGAGTTACCGTATTACCCATATTCCGAGGTAGTGCAGGAATGTGAAGATAATTGGTATTTAGTTTGCCCATGCGAAGACGGAACGTCAGCGAGTACAACGACAACAGAACATATAGCGATAACGACAGGCGATCCAAACTCAGCCGATCCGACAGTAGGACCAACAACATCAACTCCCGGCCCCGCAAATAATCGCACTTTCTCTTATCATGCTGGAGAAGGAGGAGAAGGAGGCGAAGGAGGCGGGGGAGGTGAGCATCCAGATGAATGCAATGCTAATGCACCCGAAGCAATATGGGTAAAAATACAATCAGATTGCGGGTATTCCCCACCGGGTAATTGTCCTCCCGCGAATATGGTTGGGAAATATATTGAGATTCCGGGCATCGGGACCGCCAATTGCGGCCTAGTTCTTGAGCATCATTCTTCGCTACCGGCGAGTTATGATCCTTCAAGAACATTCAGTCTGGCTTGCCCAGATGACTGTGTCGACAAGTTATTTAACGACTGTAATTGTGGTGGAGGAACAACCTTACCCCCCCTTACAACAACGACATCAACAGCAACAACAACAACAACAGCGACAATAACAACTTCACCTCCGGGAACAACAACGACAATAACAACTTCACCTCCGGGAACAACAACGACAATAACAACTTCACCTCCGGGAACAACAACGACAATAACAACTTCACCTCCGGGAACAACAACGACAACAGTAAGCCCAACAGTTGCGTGTGACGCTCAAGGAGCTCCGAAAGACTTAGGAGACATAGATTGTAGCATTACTATAGATGAATGCCCACCGGGTACTGGCTGCGGGGTATGTTCTGACAGTGATACCGGTGCAGGATGTCATCCAATTGCAGACCCGTGCGCAGACCCAGAGGCAGTGGGTTGTTCGTATACTTTCACTTGCGATGCCTGTACGGAGCTATCCGGTCCAAGTGTATGGGGAGGGACAGATTACTATACATCCGGCTCTTCACTATGTCTTGCTGCTAAACATAAGTTTGGAGATTTAACCGGTAAGACTATAAAAGCGACGATAGTCGATGATTCAAGTCGCGGGAATATGTCGGGGTCAACTTCCAATGGAGTAACTTCCATAGATTGGAATGATTGTTGGAGAGTGATCGAGCTCGAAGATATAACCGGTCAAACAACAGCGCCACCAACAACAGCGCCACCATCAACAACAACAATAGGCCCGTCGACAACAGTAGGTCCAGTAACATCCGTCGCCCCAACAACAACCCAACCTCCGGGACCAACAATGCCTCCTTCGACGACAACAATAGGCCCGTCGACAACGATAGGCCCGTCGACAACAATAGGCCCGTCGACAACAATAGGCCCGTCGACAACGATAGGCCCGTCGACAAC